AATAAATATTATATTAATGGACAAGAAACAACTTTAGATCAAAATGGCTCAGGAACTTGGAACGGTCAAAATTATACAAATGGCATTTTAGATTCATAATGAAACCTTACATGAGTTATTGGTCTGGTGGATATAGAAAAATCCCAGATAAATTTACAATAAACATGCATAAAGTTTGCGCTTATTTTTTAAAGCAAAATTTTGGTGAGGTTCATCTTATAACAGATAGCGAAAGTTTATCTTTTTTTAAAAACATTGGCTATACAAGTATCACGACGGATTTAGATGTTGTTCCACATGAATATTCATCTGTTTGGAGCATTAGTAAGCTTTATGCTTATAAAAAAATATCACAAATTGGTGATCCATTTATTCATGTAGATTATGATGTTATTATTTGGGAAAAATTACCAGAAAGAATACTCGAGGCTAATCTTTTCGCTCAAAATTTAGAAAAATATTTTGGGCCGAAAAACTCCACTTATGATTTTTATGAAGTAGAAAATGTTATTAAATATTGCCCAAATCTTCATTTATTATCAAAAGTTCCTAAAATAGACGAAGGCATTAATGTCGGAATTTTAGGAGGAAAAGATTTAGATTTTATAGAAAAATATGTTGATTTAAGCTTAAATTGGATATTAGATCCAGAAAATAAACAATTTTGGCTTAGCAATTTTTTTTCTAACGCATGGAACAAAGCCGTTATTCCAGAGCAATATTACCTTTCGATTTGCGCCTATTATTATAAAAAGGAATTCGAATTTTTATTTCAAAAATATTGGCCAACACCAGAAGAATTAAGCACTATAAAATATACTCATCTAATGGGCGAAAAAAGATTAGAAGAAACCCCATTAAAAATAAAAAAATTAGTAGAAAAATTAAACTTGTAATGAAATTTTACTTATCTTGTTGGAGTTATGGATATTATGGTAAAGATGATGAATTTATAAGAAATTTATATAAATTAAACGCTTATTTACTATTAAATCATTATGGAGAAGTTCATTTTATAACAGATAATGACGGAAAAGATAGATTTAAAGACATTCCTTTTTCTTCTGTGGATACATCTTTAGAAATTTTACCAAAAGATTTAAAAATATTGTGGTCTCTTGGAAAAATATTAGCTTATAATATAATATCTAAAAAAAGAGAACCGTTTATACATCTAGATAACGACGCTTTATTTTTTAAAAAAATACCAGCACAAATTTTAAATCAAGAAATAATAACTCAACATATAGAACATGGGGCTTATAATTTTTATGAAGCAGAAGATTTTATTGAGAAAATACCTAATAAATTTTTTTTAAAAGATAAAAAGATTTCTTATGCTCATAATATGGGTATTTTTGGTGGAAATAATTTAGATTTTATTAAATTTTATAGCAGCAAGGTGCTTGAATTATGTCTAGATAAAAAAAATTTAAAATTTTTACAAGAAACAAATTTTAAAAAAAGTTTTACTCCTCCATGCATGTCAGAACAATACTCTATGAGTTTATTGGCCGATATAAAAAATGTAAAAGTTTCTACATTATTTGATTCTTACGAATCTTTCAGCTCAGAAAAATCAAAAGATTTGGGGTTTACTCATGTTTGGGGCGCAAAAACTACATTAATGAATGAATTAAATGAAAAAATTAAAAATATTATGTTTCATTTAAATATTAAATAAATTATAATCCGTAAGATTTGCCTTTGTGTAATATTGCTGTATCTATTTTAATAAATTTTAAAATCCAAGATCCATACCATATAGTAAATTCTTTTTCGGCCCAATCATGAGGGACCAATGTCCAGTCTATGGCTGATCTAATATCTGATATAGCAGTAAAAGTAGATTCATATCTTCCATTAATTTCTCTAGAAAGATCTATATATTGACTTCCAGTTAATGAACCAATTGGATTTTCATCTATAAATTTAATTAAATCTAAAATAGTTGAATCTTTAAATATAGGATATTTTTTTTGAAATTCTGATAATCCCCAAGGATTATGTATTTGAATACCATTGTTGTTTATATAATAAGCTGAACCGCGAGACTCTTCCATGAGTCTAATTACACAAATTTTTGTGTAATTCCATGAGATGAAACCAAACCTTGTTCTTTGGACAAAATCTATCGGTCCATTAAGAGAAAATCATGCTAAAATTAAACAAAAAAAGGGAAAATGCTGGGAGTCTACGATTTTTTGGGACGAAGACGAAAATATTCTTAATGTATATAAAATATCTGCGAATTTACTTTTAAAAATATATGGGGAGGCTAATTTAATAACAGATTTTGAAGGCGCAAAACTTCTAAAAGATATTCGATTTACAAAAGTTGATACTTATTTAGAAGATTTACCTATTAATTGTAATAAAGCATGGAGTCTAGGTAAAGTTTATGCTTGTAAAATTTTAGCAGAAGAAAAAAAACCTTTTTTTATAATTGATCCAGACACATTTCTTACAAAAAAATTGCCTCAAAAACTAAATGATGCTGGTGTTTTCGCGCAAAATTTAGAATATTCAGCTTTTTATGATTATCAAGTTTTTGAATTTTTTAATTCAATAAAAAATAAATACATTTTAGAAGAAAAACTTCCACTCAGTGCTTATAATTGTGCTATTTTAGGAGGCAATGATTTTGATTTTTTTAAATTTTATACGAAATCTGTTTTCGAAATTTTATTAGACGAAGAGAATTTGAATAATATAAAAAATCATGATTATAAATCGTATTCGGCTCCAACGTGGATTCTAGAGCAATATTTATTAAATCTATGTGCAGAAATAACTTGTAAAAAAATTGAGACTTTAGTAAATTTGGAAGATAGGAAACATTATAATATTAATCAAAATTTGCAAATTTTACATAAAAGATTTCCACCTGGTTATTTTCATTTGCATGATCAGAAAAAACTGGTAAATGGAATATTTTTTCCATTTTTAACTAGTTTCGGTAAAATACTTAATTAAAATATGAAACCAGTGATGTCTTTATGGTCAGGCGGTGGTCATTTTCAATCTAATATTTTTTCAAAATCTGCTTCCATAAAAAATCATTATTTTAATTTAAATCTGTATAAAGTTTGTGCGTTGGCGTTGTTGAGATTGTATGGAGAAGTTCATTTGGTTACTGATAAGAGAGGCGCTATTTTTTTGAAAAAAATTCCTTTTACGACGGTTGATACATCTCTTGAAAATCTACCAAAAAATATTGATATATTATGGAGTCTGGGAAAAATTTATACTTATAAAATAATGGCAGATAAAGGGGAACCGTTTTTTCATGTAGATCACGACTTAATACTTGGCTCAAAATTACCTGAAGATTTTATTAATTCAGAAGTTTTTGCTAGCCATCAGGAATATAAAGCTTTTTGGGAATACGAAGTTAGAGAATTTTATAATACAATAATTAATAAATATTATATGAAAAATATTTTACCAGAAATTGCTTATAATACTTGTATATTTGGGGGCACAGATCTTGAATTTATTAAACATTATAGCTCAGAAGTAATGAGATTAAGTTTAAACGAAAAAAATATCAAAGCTATTCAAAATCATTCATTTCCAAGATCTTGGTCACCGGCTTGTATTATAGAACAATATAGTTTGTCAAGTATTTCTGCGCTTAAAAATAAAAATATAACTACATTATTAAATGTTTCTGAGAAGGAGTATAATACAACATTCTCAAATAATACACTAGACGAAATGTTAGACAAAAAATTTAAAGAATTAAATTGCTTCCATTTAATGGGCAAAAAATTTTCGAAAGAAGATTCAGAAGAAAAAAAATTTATTAATACTGTAGGTCAAAAAGTTTTTAATTAATTTAGTATTTTACATATAATATAAAAATAAATGAAAATAAAAAAAGCTTATTTTTCTTATTGGAGTGGTGGTTATTTTAATTGGAAAAAGACTAATTTTTCTTTAGAAAATAAAATAAATAATAAAAAATTAAAAGATAAATTCGTTGAAAATACTTTAACTTTAGCTGTTTCCAGAGCCAAGCAGCACTTTTCTGAAGTACATATGATTACTGACGAAGAATCGGCTGACATATTTAAAAAATTTAACTTTGATTCTGTTACGACAGGTTTAGAAAGAATACCTAAAGATTATACAGCTGTTTGGTCGATAAGTAAATTATATGCTTATAAATTAATATGTTTGAGAGGGGATCCATTTATTCATATTGATAATGATGTTTTTTTGTGGAAAAATATACCTGATGATATTACTAATGCTCCAATTTTTGCCCAAAGTAGGGAGCCAGTTCATCTTTTCGGCTATAGATTAGATGATTTCTATAAAAATTGCCCTAAAAAATATTTAGCATCAGAAGTGCCTAAGTTAAAATTTGCTCCTAACGTTGGTATAGTAGGCGGACATGATCTTACTTTCTTTTATAATTATGCTTCTAGTGGATTAAATATGATTTTAGATCCAATTAATAAAAAATATTGGACGTCTCATAAAGGACTAGTTTCTTGGAGAAAAGCTGTTATTGGCGAGCAATATTATTTAGGAATTGCGGCGAAATATTATAATAAAGATATTAAATATTACTTCAACAATGACGAAGATTTTTATAAAGTAGCCATGAGAGGATATACGCATTTGATGGGAGCGAAATATGGCCTTTTTATGAAAGATAAAATGAGTTTTTTAGCAGACAAATTAAATTTTCTGGTGTAATCGATTAATATATAAGTGAATGTTTTAAAGTCAAATACGACAAATTATTATAACCATGGCATGGTGGGCCCAAGTGGGCCTCAAGCTAATTATGCATTGGTATACGATAAAATAGATAATATTCCAGGGCAAGAAGTAAATTCTTTGCTAGATGCTTCTATTCTTAGAGATATAAAAAATTTACTTATAACTAATATATCAAAAAAACAAAGCGGAAATGATCAAGTAAATTTAAATTCAAATTTATGGACCAAGCTTAACGATCATGAAGCTTCTAAAATTTCTATATTTAATGATACTGATGAAACCATCGAAATTAAGCAAACCGAAGTGCCATGTTTAAAAAATTATGATCATTCTACAACATTTAAATTGGATTTAACATCTAGCGTTGGTTCTGGAGTCAATGTCAATTATCCCGGATGGGGAGATTTTAGAACTGTGTTTAATATTGATTTTCAAATTTCAAATTATCCAATAGTTTCAAGAAATACTTATTCTTATTTAAAATTACCAATTGATTACGAAACTAAGGAGTGGGAATTATCTTTTGATATAAAAACAGATGCTCCACAAGGATGGTCTGGGTGGCATCCAAATTGGGGTTTGGGAGGAGGATATTTTGTCAATGCATTTAATTCTTGGGAAAACAAACCAAGTCCAATAGGTCTTTTGCCTTATTCACTTTCTACATTTGATGTAGGAGGCTCCACACGAACTCCTTCAAATACCTCGAATGGAGAATTAGGGCCGAATGGATATACTCTATTTATATCGGATCCAAAAGTAAGATCTTCAGAAATAGCTAACGCCCTATATCCAAATTTTGGTATTACCGGCGCCTATTTTTCTGGAGGAGGCACTATTACGTCTAGCGGGACTTATAATCTTGTGTTAATGACAAGCGGGTTAGATACAAATAATTCAAATTTAAACGTAAGATTAGGTATTAGCCCTCCTGGATATTGGTTTTATCAGACTGGATTATTAAAAGAAAATATTCAAACAATTAGTGTAAGACAAGCTAATCTTTTGGGCCAAACTAATCCAGTTAATCAATATGTAGATTTATTATTAGAAGTAGAAAGAGAATTTCCAGATGGATTAGGAGGAAAAACCAAAGAGTACATCCCTAGAGAATGGGGCAGACTTTATAAAAATGGCTCTAATCCTATAGCGTGGAGCAATTTTTTCCCAATTGGAAGATACCCCCGCGAAAACTATTGGAATTATAGCCCAGAACTTGGGGACATTAATTCGTTACAAGGTGCAAAATCTAGAACAATATCTTTATATTATGGGGAAAATTTATTAAAGACTACAAGTATTAGTTTAGATAATTATTATAATTATAATGAGAAAACTAAAGTCGTTTTTGCACAAAAAGGCGGTAATTTTGGAGTTTATTTGCAAAATAAATCTAATAATTATGATCTTGTATTAGAGTATTACGACAGATATTATTATGCCAAATCAAAAGTCGGAAAATTTTTAGGTTTTGGTAGTGTTATAAGAAGCGGCGCATATGCTTATCATAATATAAGCAATGCGTATTTAAATAATAAAAAATTAGATTTAAATTCTCAACAGTCTATAACGGATTATTTCTTATCTTCAAGTATACCTTCGATAAAAATATATCCTAATACAGCTATTGATATGCAAATTTCAAATACAAATCAAATTTTTATTTATAACAGCGGATCTTCTGCAAAAAATATAAAATATCGATGGGAAAATTAAGGCTATGGCTATATATACCATAAAAACCTTAACGGAAAATGATTTACCAAACCCATTAATATCAAAAGATAATTATACGACGATTGTGCCATCTGATAATATCTACGAGAATGGCAAAAAATTAATAAATCTTTGCGAAGAAAATAAAAACAAAAAAGATTATACCATATTTCTTTTGCCAGGGACTTATGATTTAAGCGGGAAAAATATTGCATTAAATGGATCTTGCAGGTTAATTGGATTAGCAGATGATAACGATTTAGTAAAGATCCAAAGTTATTTTTCTGGTAAAGGATCTGGAGTTATACACGAAGAGAATGGGAATGCTTGTTTAAATAATTTAAGTATCGAAAATATTTTTACAGGAATAGAAAATTACTGGATTCAACCTACTCATGATTTAGAAAATGGAACTATCAATAATACTCTTAAAAATAATCCATTCGTTCGATCAGCTTTTTCTAGTAATACAAGAGTTATGTTTGCTAGCGGAAATAACGATAATAATAAAATACTTTTTGAAAAAAAATATATTTATGATAATGATCTAGGAAAGTATAGAATTGCATTTCAAGAAATAACAAAAGAGAAAAGTAATAGTTGTAGATATATCGTTCAAAGCGAACCTACTGAAATAGAAAAAAATATTTTAAATTTAAATGATTATAAAACAGAAACATCTTTTTTGCAATCTAATTTGCAAATTTTTTCTATAGGTATTTGGAAATTAGTTTCTGGAGTTTTAAACGGCAATTCTTTAAGCATAAATTCTACTATAGCCGTAGAAAATCCAAAATTAAATAATAATTATAATCCATTAAGTAATAGATCATTAAAATATACGATACAAGGTTGGCCTTGGTTGGTCAAAAATTGGGTATTAGCAGGTATAACTCCTATGACTGCGTGTCCCTCGGGAGTAATTTTAGGAAAAAAAACTTCATATATCAAAAATGTTAATTTCTTGAGAGGCCCTCAATCTTTAAGCATGAATGCTCCTTCTTATTATGGCGGAGATTATATAGATTGCCAAGCGGCAGAGTGTTCTTTTGGCGGAAATGGTGGGTTTTTGGAAGGGAATTTTATTAATTGCCAAAGCCTTTCGAACAGTTTTGCTCCGCAATATCATAGATCAGGATCAATAGGTATCAGGAATTTTAAAATGCAGAATTGTTATTCTGAAGCTTACAGCTTTGGATCTTTAGGAGCTCTTGAAAGCGGAGTAATGAAAGATTGTACGGCAGGAAAAAGAGATTTTAATATTCAAACATCAGAAATAGGAGAAGTTAAAGATGATGTGATGATACTTAACTTAACTCAAGTGGGCAAAACAGGATGGTTTTAATATATGAATGAGAAAATAAATATTATTAATTTAAATAATTCTGGAGAAAAAGTCTTTTTTTCAATTAAAAATTTTGAAGGAATAAAGCCATCAATTGAAATGAGTGGCATAGAAAATATTAATTTAGGAAATGCAAAAAATATATATATAAATAATAATCAATACAAAGAAATAAATGCAGGCCAAAACGGAGGCAAAATAATCGGAAATATTCAAGCACAAGAATTCATTAATACTAACCTATCAGATGTTCATAGTAATGGAATTTATGTAAATGGAATAAAATTTATCCCAGATTATATAATTATAGAAGGCGTTACTAAAATGGTTTTAGTTGCGGAAGAATAAAAAATTTTATTTTTTTTCATATTTTATGTATAATGTATTATGTTAAAAGCATACTGCACAAAATGCGGACATCCAAACGCTTACAATTTAACAAAACCAAAATATTGCATAAATTGTGGTGCTAAATTTAATGATTTGACTGAAAAACATCAGTCTGTTTCGAATGTTGATCAAAACACGAACAAAAGCTTAGAAGAAAAAGGCGATTATTCAGATATAGATTATGTTCCTAATATTAATAAATTAGATTTTGAGTTTGTGCAAAATAAAAGAGACTCGGTAACAATTAAAGATGTGATAGGTACTTCAGAAGGAATCCAATCTACCTCGAATAATATTAAAATTGATAACCCAATAAAACAATCAAATAATAAAACCTTTTTAGAATCATTTAAAGAGGAAGCGGGTGCGATTAAGCCAAAAAATAGAAATTTTAAAAATAATGCCAATAAAAAAGGTTAAATTTGAAGATAGCATAGATTTAATTAATTTAGAAATTTCTAAAAGAAGAAATAAATGGAATTTATCTGCAATAAATTGGATGGATTTTAATGATGTATCTCAAATTTTGAGAATACATATTTATAAGAAATGGCACATGTATAATTCATCAAAAAGATTGGCCCCATGGATTAATAGAATTATAAGCAATCAGATAAGAAATTTAATAAGAAATCATTATAGCAATTTTGCAAGACCATGTCTTAAATGCTCTGCTGCTCAAGATGAAGACGGCTGTTTGATATACGAAAAACAATGTAGCGCCTGTCCATTGTATAATAAATGGCTTAAAAATAAAAAAAATGCATTTGATACAAAATTGACTCTTAGCATGGAAAATCATAGCAATGAAATATCTCAACTCCCAATTACTTCTAGCGTCAACCTTGATGAATCAGCCAAAAATATTCATCAAAAAATGGAAGCAGTTTTAAAAGGTTCAGAGTGGAGACTTTATAAATGTTTATATATTGATAATAGGTCAGAAGATGAAGCAGCTAAAGTTCTAGGTTATAAAACTACAGAAAGAAACAGATCCGCTGGTTACAAACAAATTAAAAATTTAAAAAAATCAATTTTAATTAAAGTAAAAAAATATTTATATAATGGAGAAATCGACATTTCATGAGTGATGAATTAATTATTTTGACGCCAGAACAAGAATTAAAATTACTACAAGAATGGAATAATAGACCGAATAATCCTCCGTCTTTAGCTGAATTAGTAAAAATAGCTTTTAATAGAGATGATTTAGACGGAAGATCCAAAGAAGGAAAATCCGTTAAACTTTTTTTAGCATCTAGACAAATTAAACCAAAAAAAAGCCATGAATATTCACCGAAAGGATTAATAGAACTTGCAGATGAGCAAAAAGAATATATAAGTAATAATTGCCATGTAATGACTGGCTTAGAAATGGCTAAAACTATTTTTAAAAATGAATCTTTGACTAATTTATCTCAAGAGACAAGGAGCGTTCTCGAATATTTAAAAAATATTCCTTCAAATATAAAATATAAAAATTCTGAGACCGAAGCGATACCAACAGAAGAATATCGTCCCCCAAAAAGTGAAGAAAGAGCAATCGCAAAAATTAATAAATATATTTTAGAAGGAATAGATAAAAATAAAATAAATTCAAAAATAAAAAAAGATATAAATTCTTTGATAGGTTATATGAATACATTCAGATTTTCTCATCAAATCAATTTGTATGACGACGAAAAAGATCGGGAACTTTTTGAAAGCAGTTTTGTTAGATATACTTATGATAAAAATGATTTAACTCAAGAAGAGGTGGATCAATATATAGTATTATCTACAGAGGTCGTAATATCATCTAATATTCAACAAACTATTAATGTATTACAAAATCAAATTGATCTAGCAATAGAGGAAGATGGAAAAATTCCAATGACATTAGTAGAGGCAAGCAATACCGCTAGGAAAGAGTACAATGATTGCGTAAATCGTCAACAAAAACTATTGAATGATTTAAAGGTGAAAAGGAGCGAAAAATTAAGCAAGCAAGTTAAAGAAAACGCCTCAATATTAAATCTTGTTCAAATGTGGAAAGAGGAAGAAAGCAGGGTTAAACTAATTAAAATGGCAGAAATGAGAAAACAAGTTATAGAAAAAGAAATAGATAGGCTGTCTTCCATGGAAGAATTAAAATGTAAAATTTTAGGTATATCTAAAGAAGAAATTTTAAATGGATGAGTGTAATTTCCAAAATAGACGGCAAAGAATTTAAAGATGAGAAGTCTCTTCACTTATCTCTTAAAAACTATGGATTAAGTAAAGAAAAATACTATCACAAATATTTTCCTAAAAAAGATTTATTGACTGGAGATGTCATAAACTTTAAAACCAAAGACCAATATTTTAACAGCGATTTTAATCACAAAAATAATATGAAAAAATGGCTGAAAGAACAATCAGTAGAAAAATCTCAAGAATATTGTCGAGAATTACTGCTTAAAAGAAGAAAAGAAAAAAGTTTAATTTATTCTCCAAGCCAAGTAGAATTAAGAACCATAATGAGCCCATCAATTATTTTTTATAATAAAATTTTTTCAAATTATTATGATCTTTGCGCCTCAATTGGTTTAGAAAATAAATTTATACATCCAAAAAATATAGAAAATAATTTTAATAATAAATTAAAAGAAAATGATACTATTTTTATAGATACCAGAGAACAAAATTGGTTAAAATTTGATAAAAATTTTGAGATAAAAACTTTGCCGTATGGAGATTATTCATGCAGCAGCAATAATTGTGATTGCTTTATTGAAAGGAAAAGTTTAAGCGACTTTATTAGCACATTAAGTAGCGGAAATTTAGACAGATTTAAAAATGAAATATCAAAAGCGCAAAATAATAAATCATATCTAGTTATTATTGTGGAAGAAAAATTATCAAACGCCTTATCCTTTAAGCATTTGCCTCACATAAATAAAAAAATAAAAGCAACGCCAGAATTTATTTTTCATAATGTTAGAGAATTAATCCAAAAATTTAATAATATTCAATTTCTTTTCGTCGATGGAAGGAAAGAGATGAAAAGAGTTATAGAATCTATATTTTCAAGCGATTGTTTTTATCAAAAAATTGATTTGCAATTAGCTTATGACCTAAGAATATTATGATTATATCTCCAGATAAATATTTTAAAAAAATAGAAAATACAAATGAGGAGCTTTTAAAATTAAAAGGTTCTTTGACTGATAAAGAATCCAAAATAACATTAGCAAAGTTTCTTAGGTCTAATATCGGTTTTACAACTGAGCTAATAAGTGGCGTGAAATTAGCTCCTTATCAGGAAATTCACTTGAAAGCTTTTTTTAATCGTAATTTTAATATGTGTGTTTTTGGTAGAGGCTGTGGCAAAAGTTTTACGGCAGCTGTTTTTTGTTTTTTACAATGCGTATTTGAACCTAATACAAAAATTTTAATTGCAGGTCCGACTTTTAGAACCGCTAGATTTATATTTAATAATTTAGAAAAAATAGTAAATAGTCCAGGAGCAGAGCTTTTATCCCAATGCTTTGGTGCAAAAACTAAAAGAAATGATCAATTCGAATGGCAAATAAACGGAGGAAGCATTGTCGCAATTCCCTTGAATGGAGAAAAAATTAGAGGTTTTAGAGCTAATATATTAGTTCTAGACGAATTTTTATTATTACCAGAAGAAATTATTAAAAATGTTTTGATGCCGTTCTTGGTGGCCCCACAAAATATTAAAGAACGAATGGAAATAAGAGAGCTTGAGGATAAGTTAATTTCAGAAGGAGTAATGAAAGAAGAAGACAGAATGATTTTCGAAAATACAAGCAAAATGCTAGCTTTTTCTTCAGCAAGTTTTACCTTTGAAAATTTATATAAAACATATAATGAATGGACAGAAAAAATTTTAAACAAAGAAAGGGGAGAAGCCACTTATTTTGTAAGCCAGTTAAGTTATGAAGCTCTTCCCGAGGAAATGATTGACAAGACTATTATTGAGGAAGCTCAAAATGGAGGAGCAAGCCATAGTAGTTTTTTAAGAGAATATTGCGCGAGATTTACTGACGGTAGCGACAGTTATTTTAACGCGAAAAAAATGGATAGCTGTACTATAAAAGCAGGAGATACTCCGCACACCTTATTGAAAGGAGATAAAAACAAAAAATATATTTTAGGCATTGATCCAAATATGAGTGATAGTCCAAATGCGGATTATTTTGCAATGGCAATTTTAGAAATAGATGAAAAAGAAAAAATTGCGACATTAGTTCACACTTATGCTGGTTTAGGAAATTTAAAAAATCATGTAAATTATATGTTTTATATAATGTCAAATTTCAATATAGTAATGATAATTTTGGATAATGCTGGAGCAGATGTTTTTTTATCAGCCTGCAATCAGTCTGAAATTTTCAGAAAAAATAATTTAGAAATTAAAAATTTTGATTTTGATTCTGATTTAGAAGGGAATGATTACGAAATAATGACGCGTGAAGTTAGAAAAAAATATAATTTACAAGACAAAAAAATTGCTTTTAATCAAGTATTTACTTCTAATTTTATCAGAAAAGGTAATGAATATTTACAAGCATGTATAGATTATAAAAAAATATGGTTTGCTAGCAAAACAGCTTCGAATGAAACTTTTTTCAATGATGTAGTGAATCAAAATATACAAATAGATATGATGCAATCTGAAGACAAAAAAGATTGGACGCTTTTAGATTTTATTGAAAATCAAGATGATTTTATATATCAAACAAAAAAACAATGTACTCTTGTGGAGCATTCATCTACTGCGCGAGGTACTCAAACCTTTGATTTACCGCAGCATTTGAAAAGAAGTAATTCAGCAAATAAAGCTAGAAAAGATAATTATTCAGCGTTGATGTTGGCTAATTGGGGTTTCAAAGTTTATTTAGATATAACTAATCAACCCGAAATTTTAGAAACTGCAACTTTTTCTCCTATAATGATTAAATAAGTGTAATTTATTTTACAAAATGCCTAAAAAAGACGAAAAAATAGATAAAAATAATCAAATTAAACCCTTAATGGTGTCAGAAGGGTTTAGTGTATCTAAAGCGGCTACTGATTCTGATGTAAAAGTAAGAAGAAATGCGGCTAGCACTATAAACAGAGCAGACAGATTTAAAAATATACAAGATGGATTAGTTCCTTTCAAATATTCTTATAATTATAATGCTTCAAATATAGATGTTAGAGAAGCGGTGATTTTATGCCAAAAAGCTTATTATAATTTTGCTATTTTTAGAAATACGATTGATTTAATGACTGAGTTTTCGTCAAGCAATATTTATTTTAGAGATGGGAGCCAAAAAAGCAGAGATTTTTTTACTGCATTATTTAAAAAAATTAATGTTTTTGATCTTCAAGATAAATTTTTCAGAGAATATTATAGATCGGGTAATGTTTTTTTATATAGATTTGATTCAAAAGTTTCTCAGGCGGATGTAAATAAAATTACTCAAACATTTGGTTTAAATCAAACTAGGGCTGCGGTTAATTTGCCATCTAGATATATTGTATTAAATCCGGCAGATATACAAATTGCTGGAACAGTAAATTTTTCTACAAGTAAATATTATAAATTAATTAGTGATTACGAAATTGAAAGACTTCGAAATCCAAAAACAGACGAAGACAGAGAGGTTTTTGAAAGTTTACCTCCCGAAACTCAAAAACTTATAAAACAAAAAGCTATAGGAATTTTGACTTTACCTCTTGATCCGCAAAAGATTACGGCAGTTTTTTACAAAAAACAAGATTATGAGCCATTCGCTGTACCTATGGGGTTTCCAGTATTAGATGATATTAATTGGAAATCTGAAATGAAGAAAATGGATATGGCTGTCACAAGGACAACCCAGCAAGCTATATTATTACTCACAATGGGCGCAGAACCAGAAAAAGGAGGAGTAAATCAAAAAAATTTAGAAGCGATGCAAAAACTTTTTGAAAATCAAAGCGTTGGCAGAGTTTTAATTGCTGATTATACAACTAAAGCGCAATTTGTAATTCCAGAAATTGCTAATTTAATTGGCCCCCAAAAATATGAAGTTGTTGATAGAGATATTCAAATTGGTTTAAATAATATTTTAATTGGGAATGAAAAATTTGCTAATCAAAGTATTAAAGTTCAAGTTTTTGTAGAAAGATTAAAGCAGGCTAGGCAATCTTTTATAAATGAATTTTTAATTCCAGAAATCCGCAGAATAAGCAAAGACTTAGGTTTTAAAAATTTTCCTGTTCCACATTTTGAAGATATAGATCTAAAAGACGACATACAATATTCTAAGGTTTATACTCGTTTAGTCGAATTAGGCATATTAACTCCGGAAGAAGGTGTTCGAGCTATAGAATCTGGTAGGTTACCAAATAAAGAAGAGTCTGAATCTGCGCAAATTAAATTTAAAGAGTTAAAAGATAAAGGCCTTTATCAACCTTTAATCGGTGCGCCTAAAGAGCAGTCTGGAAGACCTTCTGGTAGCACAGGAATACCTCAATCTACAAAAAATGTAAAACCGATTGGCGAGGGAAAACAATCTAAATCTTCCGAAAACTATAGTTTCAACAAAATAAAAGAAAATTTTATATTGAGTCAAAATTTGGAAAATAAAATTTCTGATTTGTTGAAAAAAAAGCATGGAATAAAAAAGTTAAACAAAGACCAAAAAGATGTAGCTGAGCAAATAGCTAGAGTGATTATTCAAAATGAGACTCCCGATAACTGGGCAAATAGCATTGAATCATATATAATAGAACCTATCGATAAAAATTTAAATGTTGTTAACGATATTAACGATATAGCTATCGCTCATCAAATCGACTCTCATTTAGCAAGTATTTTATACCATAGCAAAATTTAATTTATGACTAAGATAAGATTAAAACAAATAAACCAAAACGAATTATATAATTACGTTACAGGAATAGCTTCTTCTTTTATTTCTAATTTACCGTCAGTAAATTTAGATAATCCAATCTATTTAGATTATAATTATAGCAAAAACTCGTCAAATTTAAACGAAAAATATTTTAACATATTTGATTCTACAGAAAATATTACCGGAAATCTTCCAACAATACAAAATAAAAAGAAATTTTTAATAAAAAATATCAATGTAGGAATGTTAACGATTCTCCCATCTGGAAATCAAAAAATAGATGGATTTAATGATTTAAAATTATTAAGCGGTCAATCAGCGGAATTAATAGCAATTTCTGGAAGTAATTTTACTGGATGGCTTTCAATAGATACCAATGGGGGGTTAAGTTAATTTATGTCATTAATTAATAATTACTATAAACCATCTACGTCTGAATTTAGAGGATATTTTCCCGAAGGAGTTTCTGCATTAGTTAATTCGGTTTCTTTTAATTCAAGCGCAAACAATATTTCTAATTATTTGAATAAAATTTTTTTGCTACCATTTTTTATTAGAAAACCAATAAAAGACTTAAGAATATGCCTTCCTATTATCGACGTTCAAAAAGACGCAAGTAATAATATTCTAGCTGGAACCGTCACTTTTGGAATTTATTTGCCCACAGATGAAAATAAGATTAATGGTTCTAAAAAAATATATGAAACTTCTCTATTCAATAGTACAGTTTTGCCTTCTGCCGCTACACATGTTCTTCAAAATTCTTGGTTTATTCAAGCTGGATGGATTTACCTAGCAATTCTTATCCAAGGAAATGCATTTACCGGAAGAGCTTATTCTTCGAACTTAATTCGGTCTATATTAGGGGCTATTCCTTACACAACTTCTGGACAAATTAAAGATATTTCGACTGCATTAAATTCCGATGGAATTTATTATGCCGCTTCCAGTTCTTATGCTGTTCAAGTGGCCAAGCTTGGAGATTTAAATTATCCATCTGTTAATAATGACAATTCATATACATCTTTGCCAGGCCAAATAAATAATTATGTTGAAAAAGCAGCTATACCAATTCCTCTTGTTTATTTAATTTATTAAAAAATATGAAAATTATATATTATCAAAATGGTGAAATTATTGGCTCTTACGATGACAGGACCTTGGAATCAGAAAAAAATATTAAAATAAATATATTGAGAGAATATACCACTTATTTAATAAGGTCTAAAATAGAACAGCACGAAGAAATAAACTGTGCTAATGGATTGTATGATAATGAACCAGAAAAAAAGAATTCAATAATTAATTGGCTAATAGAATGCAGAAACTTTTATTTGCTTAAAAAAGAAGAGATTTTATCTACAAATACTATTGAGAATTTAGACAATATATCTATATCAAAAAATTCTTGATAAACCAAATCCGTTTTTATATAATAAGATATAACATATGCTGCAAAATATAATGTTTAAATTCTTGGGTCCGAATTGGAGGACTTCTTCGTCTGGAATAATTACAGTGCTAGCAATTTCAACCGCATACGTTATAAATCAAGACAATTCACTTGTCGCTTTTTTGCCAGACCAGGTCGAGCAATATATTCTCGGTATATCAAAAATACTTGCGGTTGTTGGAGGATTATTTTTCGCTTTAGCTGTAAAAGATAGTCATGTGACAGGTGGCTCCGTACCACAAACTCCAGAAGCTAAATCTAGAGTTGAGAAAATAGAATTAAATTTAGCTGAAAAAGCTAGAAAGAAAACAAATGAATAAAACGCTAATACTAATTGCATTAAGTAGCGCCATAATAGCTGGATGCGCTACAAATAACCCCGAACAAAATAAGGCACCAAACAATGCTCAAACTAATATTGAAAATGCGCTTCCATATGTTAAACCTGCTGTTATTTTAACATGCACCGTTGTTTTAAATCAAGCTTTGTCGCCAACAGATAGAGTCGAAAAAGCTAAAATGATTAATCATGTAGCTACAGTTATAGAGGCTTTAACCATAGGATCGACTCCCACTCCCGAACAATTACAAAAAGCTTTAAGCGATTATTTGCCTACAAATAAAACTCATTGGGCCAACTATGTTTCTGCTATAAAAGATATTTATAGCGATCAATTTAAAAAAATAAATAATCAAAATGCTGTTTTGGCAGTCAAAGTATTAAATGCAATTGCTTCAGGATGTAGAGAGGCAACTCTCAATTACGTTGAATAATCTGTAAAATGCCAACTGGAATTCTACAGGCTATATTTTCGGCAATTTCTGGGATATTTTCTGCCATAAATAATATTTTTGGCGCAAAAAATACTAAAGAAATGAAAGACCGCCAAGAAGCGCAAAAAGAAGTCACTTATCAAAGTGAAATAGAGAAAAATATTAAGGAGAAAAATCTTGAAGAAATTCGCAAACGTATTAGCTCTTAATTTTTTTTTAATAAGTTGTGCCACTGTTACTCCTAATAAAATAGAAGATGATAAATCGTCTTATGACGCTTCTACTCCGAAAGAATACGAAAAAGATAACGGTGGATTAATATCTTTCGTTGGAGATAGCGCTTTAATAACTATTCAAGCTCGGGATAGATATAATAATTTGATTGAAATGTATAAAATTAAATTTAAAAAAGAAAAAGCAATAGAGCTAAATAAAGATTCTGGAATAAAACCATATAAAGATAGTTTCGGAAACGAATTGTATCTTATTGATAGCGAACATCTTGTTTATTTTGGCGTTTTAAATAGTTGGCTAAAAGAAAAAGTCTCGCAGGATAATATCATTGATAAAACAATAGATAAGATCAGTAATTAAATAAAAAATGTTAAATAAAAAGTCTTTAGATTTGATACTAGAATTTGAAGTTGGTGGCGGAGAAAATTATTACAATAAATTTTTAAAAAGTCCAACCTGGCCAGGAGAGCAAAGTGGAGTTACAATTGGAATTGGCTATGATTGTGGATACGTTAACAAAACTGAATTTAGCAATGATTGGAAAGATCTATCTCAAAAAGATTTTGATAAATTATATAAAACAGTAGGATTAAAGAGTATATCGGCAAAAGATGTTATTAGAAATTTAAAAGACGTAGTTATTCCTTGGGATTTAGCTTTAAAAGTTTTCAATCAAAAAACTGTTTCTAAATTTTGGAGCTTAACTCAAAAAACTTTTCCTAATTTTGATAAATTGCCAGAAGATGCTAAAGGTGGATTAGTTAGCTTAGTATTTAATCGAGGCGCATCTTTAGATGGCGACAGAAGAAAAGAAATGAAAAGAATTAGAGATATAATGTCAAATTGTAATTCATTTAATATGGATACATTATCTCAAATTGCCTATTTGATAAGAAATATGAAAAGGATTTGGGCTGGAGGCAGCATAGAGAAAGGGATGTCTAGAAGAAGAGATGCCGAGGCTAATCTAATAGAAAATTCATTAAAAAATCAAGAAGAACAATGCTCGAAAAAATGTCTTGTACATGGGATGTATATTTCGATGCCCTGCGAAAATGATTGTCCATAGAAAAATTAAATTATAATTTTTATATATTTAAGTGTATTATATATATAGATATTATGTCTAAAAATATTAATAAATTAGATTTTTCTTTTGATAAAAATAAATCATACAAGCCCAAGCAAAAAAGAAAAAAAGAGTCTTCGGAAAAAGCTTTAATTTTTTCCAAAAAAATTCTATCAGCGCTAGAAAATAAACTCAAAAAATCAAATTTATCTAATCTGAATATTGATGATCTTAAAAAAGCTTATAAATTAGGGTTTGGGGTTCCAAGTTTAAATATTAATAAAGAAGCATTAGCTCGAGTGAATGCTCTAATTAGATCTATGTCTAACCCAAAAGATTTATTAAATTACTTTAAATTTAATCATATTGAGTTTTCTAATGGAGAAATACTAGTAAAGGGAAATTTAATTCCGAATGAAATAGACTACTCTTGCGCCGAAAAAGATATAATAGAATATTCTTTAGAAGATTTTAGTTTTAAAGATTTAGAGGAATTATATTTAGCAGACGAAGAGGATGGAATTTCTAAATTCGACTGGGAGTATTAAATATGAAAAAAACAAAATTTTTAACTGTATTTTCTAATTTAAAAATAAGGCCATTAGTCAGCGAAGAAAAAGACAAGTATTTATCTATGGCCTCTTTGGAAAAATTAAAAAAGTTTATACCAAATATAGATTTAGAATCAAATATAGATCTATTAGCGGTTGCTTTTGATGCATGCGTAGTTAATAGAGTAAATAAAAATGGTGACGTTATTGATGGTTCCACAGCTGTAAAAATTGCTAAAAATTTTATAAATAAACCGATTAATATAGAGCACAATCGAGGAAATATTATAGGATGTATTTTAAATTATGGTTTCAGCGAATTCGGAACTAGTCAAGCAATCGCTGAGGAAGATTTGTTTGAAATAAAAAAGCCTTTTAATATTACGTTGGGTGGCGTGGTATGGAAAATAGTGAATCAAGAATTAGCTAATAAAATTGAAGAAAGTAATGATCCTACAAGTGAAAATTATATGACTATATCAGCTTCTTGGGAGCTTGGTTTTAATGATTATAACATTATAGTATTAGACGAAAATGAAAAAAATATAGAAAATGGTAAAATTATAAATGATTCTAAAGAAATTGAAAAGTATACTCCAGAATTAAAAGCTTTTGGAGGATCTGGAAAAACTAAAGACAATAAATATTTATATAGACAAGTTTTAGGCAAAGTGGTTCCTTTAGGCATAGGTTTTACTTTGAATCCTGCTGCCGATGTTCAAGGAATAGCTACGGCATCAGATCATGAAGCCATCTCAAATGAAAATATCATTTCCCAAAACGAAAATTTAGATGTAAAAAAAGAAAGAATATATATGAAAATATCAAAAATTGAAGAAATTACTGATACTCTTCTTAAGGAAGTATCCGCCGCATCAATTACTGATTTTATTGCGGATGAAATTAAAAAAGTCAGCGATCAATTCGTGACTGAAAAAAATGAAAAAGAAGCAGCTCTTAAAGCAGCTAACGAAAAAGTAGAGTCTTTTTCTAAAGAACAAGAATCACTTAAGAAGACCCTCGAAGAAGTAAGTAATAAAGTCCAAGAACTTGAAAAAGAAAAAGAAGTCAAAGCTAAAGAAGAAGCCTTTAATACCAGAATGGCTTATTTTGATAGTGAATATGATTTGTCCGAAGAAGATCGCCAAGTTCTAGCTAATGATATTAAAGATTTAAATGAAGAAGCTTTTTCAGGATATAAAAATAAAATGGCAGTTCTTATGAAGGAAAAAAATAAAGCTGCTAAAAAAGCTGCTAAAGAAAAAATGGATAAAGAAGATTTAAAAGATAAAGGTGCAGACGAAGATAAAGAAGATAAAAACGGCAAAGTAATTAAATCTGCTGTTGCTTCTGAAGAGGTCGCACAACAAATTTCTACAACCCAAGAGGTTGTTGAACAAGCTGTTGATAATGGATCAAAAGCTTCGACTGAAATACCAAATACCGCTCCTGCTTCAGAGCCAAGCGTTAAAGAAAAATACGCAAAAGCTTTTAGCATGGAAGGTTTTGAAATTAAATAAGGAGATAAAAATATGGCACATCTAAAATCATTTAGATCATATAGCGAACACGATGTTGTTAATATGTTTGCTTACCATGGTGATTTTACAATTTCCAATGGAAATAAAGTATACACTAATGGCGCTAACATTAATTCAAGAACAGATGTTTTGCCAGCCGGAACCGTAGTTGAAATTGATACTACTGCGCCACTTTCTTTGAATGGTGGCACAGAAGATTTAGCTTCATTTAGCACTACTAATGGAGTAGTTTCTAATCGTTATGGTGTTAAAGCTGGTTTAGTAAAAGGAGATTCTACAAATTATAAAAATTTAGGTCTTACTTTGATGACGGTAAGAAATTTCGATGAAAACAACGAAAATTTAGCGTTTAATCCAAGAAAAGCTGCTGAAATGGGCGTAGTTTTACTAGGCCAAGTAGTTCCAGTAGTTACAGAAGGATTATTTGCTTTATCAATAGTTAATAATGCTGTTGATGCAACCGGAGCCCCGATGGTAGCTGGAGCTGGTTGGGACCTATATGTTGGAGTAGGAGATAACGCAGGAAGACTCGTAACTTCTAAACCAATCGGAAATTATCAAAGAGTTGGAGTTCTGCTAAGCACACTATCTTCAGATGGAGTCGGTTTAGTAAAAGTCAACTTTGATTTCTCTTCTGTAGGAGTAGCTACTCAAATTGCCCCAGATAATTGGGTTAGCCACGCAGTTTAATAAGGAGAATTTAAAAAATGAAATTAAAATTAAAAGAATCAGTTGAACAAGTAGAGCTTATCAAAGCTATGGCCAGTAAAGATGGCAGCGTAGCTAGAGAAGCTACTGAAGCCTTTGCTGCTTTTATTGGACCAGTTATACAAAAGGTTCTATTAGAGGCTGGCACAGCTAGCGCAGTTTATACAGATCTTCCTTTCGATGAAGACGATAGTCCTTCTATTCCTCTTGATCTTTGGAATAACGAAAAAGAAGGTTTTGTAAACGTATGGAGCCAAAATGTTGCTGGTGGTCTACCAACTTCCACAGTAGAAGGCTTTGCAGAAATGAAAGTAGCTACCTATCGTCTAGATAGCGCAGTTAGTTTCTTGAAGCGTTATGCTCGTCGTGGTCGTTTGGATGTAGTAAGCAAAGCTGTAGAACGTATGGCAAACGAAGTTCTTGTAAAACAAGAACGTAATGCTTGGGCTGTTGTTCTAAAAGCTCTAGCTTCTGCAAATAATATTGTAGAAGTTGGAACTTCGTCTAACGCTACTTATACAGACCGTACATCGTTACAATTACAAAATCTTAACGATCTATTAACTCTAGTAAAAAGAATTAATACTTCTTATGCAGGTGGAACCACAAATTCTACTTATGGAGTAACAGATCTATTTGTTAGCCCAGAAATTAAAGGCGATATCAGAGGATTCTCTTATAGCGCATTAGGTGGTTCTGTTGCCGACAAAACTAAAACTGACTTGCCCCAAAGTGTACGCGAAGAAATCTTCCGTGGCTCTGGTGCTCAAGAAGTATTTGGCATTCGTTTACATGAACTAGTTGAGCTTGGCCGTGGAGCTAAATATAATCAACTATTTGATGCCTTCAGAGATGGATTCGACGCAGGAAAAGACGAAGTTCTAGTAGGCCTAGATCTTTCCAAGGACGCATTTGTTCGTCCAGTAGCTCGTCAAGCCGAAAGCGGTGGTACATTTACCGCTCTTCCTGATGATCAATGGGTCGCTAGATCTGAAAAGGTTGGCTTCTATGGTTATCTAGAGGAAGGCCGAGTTGCTCTTGACGGAAGAGCAGTCGCTGGCGTTATCCTTCATGGCATACCAAAACCATAATTAATATTTAATATATTATAAGAAACCCGAGGGATTTATTCTCTCGGGTTTTTTATTTAGATAATTGATTAAGAATTCAATATAATTAATTAGGAGAAATATATGTCAAAAAAATTAAATTCTTTGAAGCAAGCTCATGGGAAACTAGAGAATCCAGTAACATTGGACCAAATTTGGGGAGATACAGGTACTTCTAAATATGGTACGTTGAATTATGAAGAGTACGAAAATTATTTAAGAGATTTAAATAAGAGTGATTTACAATCTCATGCTTCAAAAATAGGGTTAGTACCAATTGATGACAGAGAAAAATTAGTCAAAAGATTAACATCTGAATTTATAAAATACGCATCAATTTATAATAAACCCAAATTAAAAGAAGAAAAAAAATCTTTGTCAAAAAAAGCTAAAGATATTTTATCTGAAGGAAGATAATTTTTTAAAATTATTTCTTATAATAGTGTAATAACTATTATGACTGTGGATATTATCGCTCACGAGATATATTTGGAATTAGGTGAACCGTTAGATTTAATAGAATCATCAATAATATTTTGGTTAAAATCTAATATTGGAGACTTAAATATTCTTATAAATAAAAATTTTACCATTAATCAAACTACTTTAGAGATAGAAGGCATTGAAACTTTTGGACACATAGAAAAAAGCATATTTAAAATGGTTTATATGATTCATTATTACGAAAGATTATTTCGTAATGCTCTTGGAGCAGCTAGCGTTGATAGTGTTGTAAGCGTAACTGATGACGGCAGTACAGTAGTTAAAATCAATAAAAATGAATTAGCAAAAAATTATGCTCAATTAAGAAAGCAAATTAATGAAGAGCTAATGACTTTAACAAAAAATTATAATTTAAATGAATCTAGACCGATGCAAGTTGCTGGAGACGATACAATAAACAGCACCCAGTCTAATATAGCGTATCAAAACACAATAAGAACCATACAAGGAGCATCTTAAATGATGTATTTAAAATTATGGCTAGCTTATTGAATGAAACAGAAAAAAATAATCTCACTCCCTTAATAGAAGATCTTTTTGATACTTTTGCTAGAGATATTACCGTACACAAACAACCTCAAAAAAAAATCATTCAATCTAATACAAATTCTTTGGCTGGATACGAAGAGGAATCTATTCAAGAAAATATTGAATACATACCTAAATCTCAAATTTTTAAAGCAAAAATAAAATACAACAATACTCAAGATTTAAAAGCTTTTCCAGAGCTAAATAATTTAATTAGCAAGGGCATAGTCAAAATAAAGGTCAGAAAAGACGCAAGAGATTATATCTTAGATGGAACAAAAACAGAAAAAATAGAAATAGATGGTAAATTTTTTAATATTATTACAGATGAGGCTGTTAAAAAATTTTTTAATACAACGTATTATATATTTTTCTTAGAGGTGATAAAATGAATTATATTAATATTAAATCGATTCAAGAAAAAGCTTTAAATTCTAAAAAATTAATTAAATCTGCAGACGAAATAGTCAAAAAAAAATTTGAATCGAATAAAAATGCTTTTTTAACAGAATTTGATAATCACGTAGTAACTAAGGAAATTTCCGAAGGATCTTCAGCTCCCAATATTAGCAAAACATTAAATGGACGAGGAAATCTTTTCGGATTTATTGGCTTTAATGAAGGAGATAGCCCAATTGAAAATTTAAGAAATTTTTTAAATGAAAGTTTTGATTTTAAAAGAAAAAAAATTTCAAATAAAAAAATTTCATATACAATATATTACCCTTCTTTTGAAAAAATAAAAAACATAACAAAAATGCCATGGGAAAGCGGGAGAAGTTGGGTAGACGGAATCGAAAGAGGAATATCAGGCCTGAGTTATTATTTATATAAAAAATCTATAGCTAGTAGATCTGGCGGCGGAGTTCAATCAGAAAATCAAATAAGCACATCTTCTTTTAAAACGATTAAATATATGACAGAAATAATAAATAAATTTAAAAAAAATTTTAAATGAAAGCTCAATTAGACAACATTCTAATGTCTAGTATGATGCTATGGATGGACAATAAAATATTATCCAAAGGGCAAGCTTTTACCAATTTTTCTAGTAATTTTTATTCAGTTCCAAATTTAATAAACGGATTTTATTCCTATGGCTTACCCTTTAAGCAAATAGTTTGTGATAATTCTATAAATGGAGCTAATTTATTGTCTGGAGTATATGTTAACAATAATTATACTAATATTGGGACAAATAATTTAACAGGAATTAACCCAAACCAAGGACAAGCATATTTTTCCTCTGCTCAAAATGGTTCTATTAGTGGTAATTATGCAGTAAAAGACTTCAATATATATATAACTTCTAATCCTGAAGAAAATATATTATTTGAAACTGAATATAGAGTTAAGCCAAAAACAAATCAAAACCCAACAGGTTTAGCTCCAAACGCATTAACATATCCAGCGATTTTTTTAAAATTAAATAATAGCACAAATATTCCATTCGCTTTTGGAGGAATGGATAGGACAAATATAGATATTAGAGCTATAATATTAGCTGAAAATACATTTTCATTAGACGCAGTATCATCAATATTAAGAGATACGGCTAGAAGTTATGTCCCTGTAATAGAAAATCAACCATTCAATTCTTTTGGCGGGCTAGATAATGGTTATTTTAACTATAATTCATTATCTGCGAATTCAGATATGTTTTTTTATATAAAAGACGTATCTATATCTAAAATATCCTATCCAGCGGATAAAACAAATTATTCTATATATCCAGGTATAGTTGATTTTACTTTAGAAAATATTCGTCATCCGTTGCGTTAATTAATATTCTCTTTCGTCAAAATTTGATGTAATAGTATATAGATTTTAAGGAGAAATATATGCCAAGAAACAGAGTAATTTATCAAAGCGAAGCCCTTTTTGTAGGGCCAACAGGTTCTGAAGCTTCCACGTCTTCAAATAATAAACAATTAAGCCGCGTTCAAAGCGCCAATTATAATTTTGAAATTAGTAGACAAGATGTAAACCAATTCGGAAATTTAGCCGCAATTGACAGAATTATACTAGAGCAACCCAAAGTCTCTCTAGATTTTACTTACTATGTAAATAACGGAGACAACGAAACGAATATTGGTTTAACAACTACAACCGGAACTACAGATTCATCGGCTATCTCAGATATTCTTACTGGTACATCTCGCGTTAAAAATTATTATATTTTAACTTCCAGAGAAGGTACAGACGTTAATAATATGACTAATGTCGCTTCTGGAGCAAGAACGATTGGAATTGGAAATTCTGCTTTAAACTCTTACAAAGTAGAGGCAAAAGTCGGAGATATTCCAACGGCTTCTGTTTCTGTTGAAGCATTAAATATGAACTTTGTAAGTGGAAATTCTGGAGTAGGTCCTACAATTAATTCTTCGAATGGAACCTCTGCTAACGTTAACTTTACGTTGCCAACGCCAGCTAGTGGAGATGGATTTAGTGCATTGCGCCCAGGAGATATTACCGTAACAGTTGGCACAACCAACGGAGGCTCTTTTGGCGTTGATGGAACTGATTGGAAAGTGCAAAGCGCCTCTTTAAGCTTTGATTTGAATAGAGAGAACATCAACAAGCTAGGAAGTAAATTTGCTTTTACTAAAGAAATTAAATTCCCAGTTACAGTCACCATGAATGTAGAGGCTTTAATTGGTGATGGTAAAGATAATAATCTTTCATCATTGGTGTCGGATGATTCAAATACATATGAAGTTTCTATGTTAATCGCTCATCCCACTAACTCGGCTAAAAGAGCTATGAAATATACGCTGAAAAAGTGCAAACTAGATAGCGAAGATTTTAGCTCATCTATAGGCGATAATAAAAGTGTTAAATTAACTTTTTCGACTCAAGTAGGTGGTCCATCAGATACAACTGCTGGGTTATTTATTGATAAAGCCGAAGCTTAATTTTAAATTTATATTTAAAACTAAAAACCCGCTTAGGCGGGTTTTTTAGTGTAATCATTTGCAGGAATAAGGAAACTCATGGATTCAAATAATCCTGAAAAAATAAAAGAATATATTCTATTTCAAATTAATAGAAATATTATTAATTTATATAAAAGATATCTGAATATAATAGAGGATCTTCAAGAGGAACATATATCAATGCTCAATAAGTTAAATAAAGACTTAGACCTCGCAAAAATAAAAAATGTTGATTATTTTGATGACAATAAATATAATTATTATAGGAAAAAGGTTTTAGATTTAGGAAATGAAACTCTAAGAGAAATAGAGAAAAATTTCGATTTTCTAGATTTAAAGATTAAAAAATGAAAATTCAAAAAAGAATATTTAATTATAATATAGAAGATGTTATAAAATCAAATATTGAGATGCAGACAATATCCAGGGTGCTTCAAACTGAATTTGGTTTTAAAAATTTAAACTTCAATATATTAATAAATAATAGTTTAAAATATTATTCTTCTTGGACCCAGGAAAAAAAGGATAAATTTATAAAAACTATTGGTGGTAAAGCTAATTTTAAAAAAACTAAAGCTTATTTAGAAAATAAAATGGAAATAGAAAATGAATACTAATAAATTTTTGCATGAGTTTCAAATAGATAAAGAAATATCTGTAGAAACAGAAACTGCCTCAAAAAATGAAAAAGGCGAAGAAGTCAAAACTATAAAAAAAGAATTAATTAAAAAACCCTTTTTTTATAGATTAATTAAGCCAAATAGAAAACTTTTTGATGATGCAGAATTGTTTTATGGGGTAAAGCTGGCAGATGGAATTAAAGCCGGATTACTAACTCGTTCTTTGCTAGCTAAAAGATATCAAAATGATGGCGGAGCAATGAGCGAGCCAGAAAAGCAAAAATATGCACAATTATATGTAAATATGTTTAGAAAACAAAATGAATTAGAAAAAGTTCAAATGAATTTAGAAAAAATGTCAAAAGATTTGCAAGAAGCTAAAATGTCAGAAATTTTAACAGAAATGGCAAATATAAAAGATCAATTACAAGAAATAGAGATATATCAATCTTCATTATTCGATCAAACTGCTGAAAATAGAGCTAGAAATTTAACTATTATGTGGTGGGCGTTGAATATATCATATATATCCATGGATGATAAAAAAACTTTTGTTCCATTATTCGGCGAAGGAAATTTTGAGGCAAGGCTTAAAGAATACGATAGACTAGAAGACTCTGACGATACTACAGATCTAGAGGCAATTAAAAAAATAGCATACTTTATAAGTTTATGGTATTTGGGTAAAGCATCTACGCCTGAGGATTTTCAAAAATTAGAAAATACTTTATCTCAAGAAAAAGAAAATACTAAAAATATTTCAGTAAATAGTGAATGACCTCAATAAAGAAAATCAATTTTTAAAAAAAATATACAATGATATACTCAATGGCTATACTTTAATAGAAAACAATAATAAGAAATATTATTTTAAGCATTTAAACGAAAAAGAGCTCGGCGCAACAAATAATGTCTATATAGCGGAATATAACAACGCAAAAAAACAAGGGCTTTTACCTGAAATAGAGAAAATAGAGCTTCTTCAAGAACAAGGGATTTGGACTGAGGAAGAGGAGAGCGCTTTAAATGAACTAAAAGATGAAATTTCTAATTTAGAAACAACAAAAAGCAAGTTGATCATCAAAAGCCAAATTGAAGATCTAGAAAAAAAAATAAATTTAAAAAAAGAAAAATATAAAAAAATAATTTCTCAAAGAGAGGAAGCGGTAGGAATGACAGCAGAAGATTTCGCGCTTAAAAAATCCAATGAATATATTTTGTATATATCTTTGTATAAAGACAAATTTTTTAAAGAAAAGTTTTTCGAAAATGAAAATGATTTTTGGGAAAAAGACGCGGTTTCATTATTAGAATTATTCACCTTATATAAAGAATATGCCGAATTTTTTGAAATTTTGAATATAAAAAAAATTTCAGTGGCTCCATTTTTTATGAATATTTTTTTGCTTTCTGAAGATAATATTTATAATTTCTATGGAAAATCTATAGTAGAATTAACTCAGTATCAAATAGATTTATTTTCTTTGGCTAGAGGTTATAAGAACAACTTGATAAAAATAGGTCAAAACCCCCCAAATAATTATAAAAACTATAAAGAATTATTGGATTGGTACGAATCAAATACTTCTTTTTCTAATATGAAAAATAATAAAAACCAATCAAAGGAAAAGTCGGGACAAACCTATATTGGAGCGACAAAAGAAGAAATAAAAAGAATGGCTCAAATGGATGGAGCATCAAAAACAGTAGACTTAGTGTCTGAAGCCGATAAATTGGGAACAAATTTGACTTTTGATCAAATTTTAAAGATACATGGAGAAATTTAATTAAATTTATATATATTTAGTGTAATTCTATTAAAGGATTAAGTATATATGGCGGCAGAAGGTCAAAATGACATTATTCTTAATGTAACAGGAAATACAAGGCAACTCGAAAAAGAAATACAAAGAGTTGCCAATAATAGTTTGACGTTAAATACAAAAGGCTTTTCTCAGCCGTTAGGAAAAATAACCGGACAGCTTGGCGAATTCGAAAAATCATTGGCCGCTTCTAATGCTAGAGTTATTGCGTTCGGGGCATCTGCTGGTGCAATTTATGCTTTGCAAAAAGCTTTCGGAGAAACCATAAAAAGCGTAATAGATGTACAAAAAGCTTTAATAGAAATTAATGCAGTTTTAAATGTAAGCCAGCAAAATTTAAATAAATTTGGTAGCAGTTTATTTGATATAGCAAAAAATACTGGGCAAACATTTTCTGAGGTAGCTAGATCAGCCTTAGAATTTTCTAGACAAGGTCTTTCTGTAGAAGAAACTTTAAAAAGAACTAGTGATGCATTAATTTTAACTAGATTAAGCGGAATGGATGTAGTAGACAGCACAGGAGCTATTACTGCTGCTTTAAACTCTTTCAATCAAACAGCTATAACTTCTACAGATTTAATTAATAAATTAGTCGCTGTTGACGCCTCTTTTGCTGTGAGTTCTGCTGATTTAGCTGAGGCAATAAAAAGAGTCGGTAGTTCTGCGCAAGACGTAGGGGTTAATATGGATCAATTAATTGCAATTGTAACTGCTGCTCAACAAACCACGGCTAGAGGTGGGGCAGTTATAGGAAATAGCTTTAAAACTATTTTTACGCGATTACAAAGGCCAAAAGTTTTAGACGCCCTAGATGAATTAGGCGTTAAAACTAGAGATGCTGGAGGCAACATGCTTCCATTGATGCAGATATTATCAGATTTATCTGTTAAATTTGATGGGTTAGCTGGAAGTCAAAGATCTCAAATCGCTGAACTTGTTGGTGGAGTATATCAGATAAATATTCTTAAAGCTGCATTGGGAGATTTATCAAAAGAATACTCTGTTTATGGACAAGCTTTGAATATATCATCTCAAGCCACAAATCAGGCTCAACAAAGAAATGATCAGTATAATCAATCTTTATCAGCGCTATTAAATAAAACTCTTGCTAATTTAACTAAAACTGGTTCAGATATTGGAGGTATCACTGCTTCTCCATTGTTAGAAAAAAGTTTGAACTTATTAAATAGTGGCCTTGAGTTTGCGTCTTCAAAAAACGGAGATTATGAAGGAGTTGGTGCTAACATAGGACAAGGAATTGCTAAAGGATTAGCAAATTTTTTAGGCGGGCCTGGATTACTGTTAGCTTCTGCAGCCGTTATTAAAATTTTTGAAAGACTTACAAAATATTCATACGATGCTTTTAAAAGTTTAAGTGGAATAGGGGTAAAATCGGTAGAGCAACAACAATTACAAGGGCAAATTTTAAATTTATTGAGTAAAAATCCTGCTATTATAGAGCAAATAAATAAAGGGACTCTTAATACTACTACTTTACATAAAGATTTACTTAATTATATTCAAGCAGAAACTATGGCAATGGAAAAACAATTGGCCGTTGCAAATTCATTATCAAAAACATTAATGCAGTCTGGAGTAAAAATACCTCAAGCCGGAGACTACAAGGGGATGCCGATAAAACAAATGAAATCATTTGGGTTTATACCAAATTTTAATCAAGAAGAAGCAGAAGTTTTTGGGGCAGCGACTGGAGGTTATAAAGCAGGAAAAGTGAAAACAATGAATATACCTGGAGAGGGAAATGTTATATATAATGGAGCAGAATCTGTTGTAAAATTCGGAAACCAATCTCAACCCGCAATTATGCCACCAGTAAATAGCAAAGCTGGACAGCAATACAGAAAAGATTTTTTGAATAAAAATGGTTTTGATCCATATAAAGCTTCTGGATTCATTCCTAATTTTGGAGGAAGAAGTGATTGGTTGGGTCCAAAAGATGCAATAAATCCTAGTATTTTAAGAAAAGGATTTAAAAGTAGCGCCGAAGAATTAGTATCTAATCAGGGATGGACTAGACTTTCTGGAGGATTAGCCTCAGAAGCGATGACGAATAGATCTCAGAGTATATTAAAATCAAATGGGATGCAAATTGGTGTTTTAAAAAATGATAATGGAGATAGTGTTGTTTTTGTAAAATCTAATACTTTTAATGAAAAGGGAGACTCTCAAAAAGTTAATAATCTTTTACAAAAAAATTTAGGAGAAAGACAGCAAAATACAGCCACTTCTAGATTAAAAGGAGATAAATTATCCGAGGGAGTTAAAGATTTTACTAGCAAATATGTGTTAGTTTATCCAGGTTTTGGAAGTGTATCTAAAAGCGCTTCTTATGGAATAGATGAAAAAACAGGCCAAAAATATTCTTTCAGTACATACCCTTTCCCAGGACCAAATGATCAATTAAATATTGGAGAAGATGTTTATTCTATGGCAAGAAAAAACATGGTTGATTTAGCTAAAACTTTTGTTAGTAAATTAGCTACCGACCCTTCATTAGTAAGTAAAGAAAAATTCGAAAGGGGCGTTCAAAGCAATTTAGGAATAGATACCATAGGCGCTTTCGTAGGTAGCGCGTTTGAGGCAGGATTATTATCTTCGATAAATACTGTTCCAGAATCAAGAACTGAAAATTTTGATTTATCAAAAGAAGAGCTTGAGAAATTAAATTCTCGTTTTAAGCAATTAGATTTGTCTAAATATGCAGAAGGAGATTTAAAAAATTCATTATCCGAAGGCAATTTAAATAGTATGGCTAGTAAAATTGGTAGAAAATCCGGAAGCACAAAATCTTTATCTAGTGAAAAATCTAAATATAAAGGATTTATACCAAATTTTTCAGCTATTCAAGATGCAATTGGCAGGGAAGAAAACGCTTCTGGAGAAAAAGCTAGAGTTCTTTGGTCTGATACATTAGGAACCCCCGTAGTTGTTAACAATAAACAAACCGCAGAGTATGGAGCGAATGCCGATAGAATTATTTACAACGATCACATAAAACAAGGCCAATACTCTTCGTACGATAATTTAATGAAAACTGGAAGCGGTAATGAAAAATACAAAAGTCATGGATTCATACCTAATTTTGCTGGTTCTCAAATTGGAGAAAGGTATAGCGGATTATCTAATTCTGATATTAAAGATATTGTTGAAACCAGAAAGTCTGGCCTATTTAATATTAAAAATTCTGTAGAAAAATTAAAAATAGCTTTAGAAGAAGCTCAAGCTAGTATAATTCAATCAAATGGGGATTTTAAAAGCTTTGATGTAGCACTTAAAAAAGCAGTACTTAAATTTAATTTAACTTCATCTGAAGCAGATGCGTTAAACTTAAGTTTAAACTCAACTTCTTCTGCCTTAGCTATTGCCAAAGGAAGAATTGGAAAGTTTTTTGATGATGAAAATGTGAAAGCGATGAAGCAATTCAAGGATAAAGCAATTTTTGCCTCTTTCGGCTTATCTATGTTGGGCGGTTTCGCTCAATCTCTCGCTGGAGACAACAAGCAGATGAGTGGATTTTTTGGAGATTTAACTCAATCAGTTAGCACAGCAACAACTGTTATGGGCCTAATTCCTGGGCAAGCTGGTATTTTTGCTGGAATTTTAATTGGCGCAGGAGGAGCCTTAGAGTCTATTTGGCATTTATTTAATGATAAAGCTCCAGATTTAGAAAAATCTTTAGATTTGATGATCCAATCTTCGACAGAATTTAGTAATTCAACTTCAAAATATTTAGGCACTAGTCAAAAATTAGATGAAGCCATTAAAAATAAAGCGTCAGTAAATGATATAGAAAAATTAAATGAAGATTTACTAAGCGCAGCTAATGAACTACCAGCCGCTTATCGAGCTCAATTATTGGCTATAACAGACAATACTAAATTGCAAGAAAAAATCAACCAAGTACAAAAAGAATTAAATGATAAAAAAGATAATTTAAAATTTTTGACTGATTCTCAAAAAAATTTAGATACAGAAAATTCATTACTTGGTAATACATTTGAAGGATTTGTCGCAGGATTAAAATATACCCTTAATAGTAGAAATAGTTTTCAAGATAATCAATTTGATAGACAAAACTTAATTTATAATAATGCTGCAAAAATTAATCAAGCAGCATCTGGTATTTTGACTGGAATGCCAGAAGAAAATAGAAAACAATTTTTAAAAGACATAGGTCAAGAAGAAAATATTAAAAAATATTTTAATATGGATCGAACAGGTTTTACAAATGAATTAACTAAAAAATATAAATTAAATAATGAAACAAGTTCTTTTTTAGGTAATATAAATGATCAAGAATTTGATAATTTAAGAGCTAAAATAATTGAAATGGGTAGCGATTCGGCTGCTTCAGCAAAATTAATAGAATCACTTACTGAAGCTAGAAAAGAATATGACAAAACGTTATCTGAAGAAGAAACAAAAATTTTATCTGCAAAACAATCTTTAGAAAAATTTAAAGAGTCATTAGCTTCATTCACGGCTCAAGCTGTTAGAAGTGGGTCTTTTGCTAGAGAATACAAAAACCAACAAGACTCAAATAAAAGAAATTTTGAAATTCAAAAATTATCAGGAATGTTGGACTACAGCAAGCCTTTCATGACTGAGAGCGCAAGCTCTAAATTAGATTATGAAATAGGTCAACTTAGAAGAAATGAAGACTTTATGTCTTCTGCTCAAGAAATACAAAAAACAACCCGTGAGCAAGTTTTAGATATAGGAAATAAAATTATAGAAAATGCTACAAAAAATTCAGATAGTAAAGAAGGAAGAAAATACGCAGACGAAGCAGCTCAAAATAAATTTAGCATTGCGTTAGCCGAAATCTCGCAAAATAAAAATTTAACAAATCAAGAGCTTGGTCAAGCTATAAAATCTGCATATCAAGAAGCATTTAAAAATACAATAACTTCTGGAGACGTTAAAGAAATAAATCAAAATATTGATCAATTAATATCTGAGCAAGGGCAATCTTTGTTGTCATTAAATCAAAAATTAGATATTGGAAATAAAATCGCAGAAGAACAACTAGCCGCAAGCTTAAAGCAGCAAGAATACGATAGGCAAATCAAATCATTTGGTGGAGCTTCTGGGTTTTTGGACCAGGAAGGGTCAGCAAAAAAACAAGAAGATAGGCTTTTAAATGTTGGAAGATTCAATTATCTTAAAAACTTTAATTCTTTAGATATAAATTCTAATACAAGAAATTTGCCCATGTCTGATTATATAGAATTAGTTAATCAAACTAACGAAGAATATCAAAAAATCGCAGATGAGATGGAAAAACAAGGAAAATCTTTATCAAGTCCAAAAAAACTATATTCTAATTTATTCGCGACAAATCAAGCTAAATATTCTTCTAAATTATTAGATCAAGGAGTTGGGATAGGAAGATACGCGTTTCAAGCAGCAATGGATGCAAAAGAAATGATGGGCGGGGTTTCTTCAGATGATGCAACTGGATACGAAAGAATGAAAAATTTAGCTATACAAAGCAGGGCTCAGGATATAATGCGCCAATCTAGTCAAATGGCATACGCTTTGCGAGGAGCAGGAATGGGTGAATTAGCTACAGTATATGACAAAAGAGCAAGAGGAGACGTGGCAAGAGAGATTGCAAAAAATCAAATTGACGAAGCAATTAATACTGATGATACAGGAAAAAACGTAAAAGCAATATTAGAAGAAGTTAAAAAAATAACTTCAACAGAAAATGAATCTGCAAAAAAATCTGGTTTATCTCAAGATTTTGTCTCAGCGATGCAAAATTTAAATAGAGATTTTACAACTGAAATGCGCAATCTTATATCTCAAATTAAAAATAGTGCCGATTCCCTAGATCAGCAAGAAAAAAGAAGCGGATTAATAAAAGAAGCAGCCGGATTAAAATATAAATTAACTACTTCAAGAGAAGACGCAAAAATTTCTCAACAACAAATTGCAGAAAAAACTAATCAATTAAGTTATGCAGGAATAAGCGATCCAACTAAAAAATTTGTATTAGATGAGATAAATTCTGTAATAAATACTCCTGGCGCTAAAATACCAACAATGCAAGAATTATCAACAAAAGCTCAAGAAAAAACATCCGAAAATATATTAAATGGAAAATTCTGGGACGCAGAGAGTGGAAGAATAGCAGAAGAGTTGGCGAGAATAGCTAGCCCAGATAACTCTCAAGACGAACAAGCCACAGCATTAAATGGATTATTAGAGTCTTTTAGGAGATTAGAGACAGATCAATTGAACACTACCAGAGATAGCAGTAAGCTTAACGAAATAGAGCAAAAAATAAATAACCTGCCTCAATCCTCTATTAATCCTCAAGAATCACCATTAATGCAGCAAAAAATTAATAATCAAGGTATTTACCCTAATGCCTTATATCCCACACAAAATTTTAATCAACAATTAGGTCCATATCCGCAAAATAATTTTCCATATTCTAATCAAAATATGCCATATTTACAACAAAATAATTTAAACGCAAATAATTTAGGAGTAAATTTTGAAGCCTTGACTAATTTATTGCAAAATTTAAGTTCAAATTTAAATACATCAAACTCCAATCAATCTTCATCAACCCAAGACTTAAATGTAAAGTTTGGTGACAGCGCAAAGGTTGAAGGTCGCGTCGAAATGATTCTAAAATCAGATGGGCCATTTCAAGTCAAAATAGAGGAAACATCAATAGAAAAAATAGTTAAAAATGTACAAGATCAACTCGATGATAAATTTACTAATATGATAGAAGATTTGAAACAGCAAATCCAAACTTTAAATTCTTCTATATTCACATTAAAAGGTAATGCTGGATTGCCGCAAAACACCCCAAGAATTATAAATAATTCATATTTAAATAATAAAAAGCCATTTGAGCGAATAATGGGATAATAAAATATTATGCCATATTCTTTTAATGACGCAAGTTTGTTAAGCTATTCTCTTAAAAAGAAATATGTTGGAGAAGGCGAGGCCTTAATTAATGCAACAAAATCTTTGGTTTTAAAAGGTTTTATAGATAATACTTTTTTAAATTTAGATAATGATGGAGTTAAAGAAAATTTTAACAAAATAAATGAATTGTTGTCTGTTAATTCTGGTCAATTAGAGGCAATAATAATTAACGGAATCAATTTTGGTACAGGCAAAGTAATTTCCGCTAAATTTCCTAAAGAAAATCCCATAAGATTCGGTGAATATGAATACGAAATAGAGATTTATGATAAAAACGATTTCTCTTTTTTAAGCGGAGATAAGTATGGAAGCTATTTGCCGTCTTACTCTGGGATTTTAGATGATCTTTCAGAGCAGATAAATTTTAGTTATAATAATGGAAAATATTCGTATGATCATGATTTATCAATACAATTCAAAGAATCGGATATTGACTATTCAAATTCAGCCAAAAATTTTGCTTCTGGAGTTTTTTCCGATAACGTTATTTTAGGGTTATGCGGCAAATTTTCTGGATATTTTAATAATTTAAAAAATAAAAAATCAAAATTTAAAGAAACATATGATGATATAAATCTCAAGTACTCATTCAATAAAAAAATTGAAATTGACCAAAATTATTCTGGGGACAATTTTAGCAAAAGCTATAATTATGCGTTGTCTTTTGATAATTTAGGGAAAATATCAATAATTGAAAAAGGCGAAATTTATTCATTGAGTGCAGGAGGCATTTTTGATGCTTCTGGAATTTTAGAAAATGAAATAGCCGCTAGCAATTTAAGATGCAATAATATTTATAATTCATATATATCTAATTCTGCAGGGTTGTTAGGCTCGCCAGATACATTGTATACAAAACCAGTATCAATAAATAGAATTTTTGAAAAAGATAAAAACTATTGCTCTTATTCGGTCCAGTATATAAATGATCCTAGATATAATAATAATTTATTAGTTACCAAAACTTCAGAATATGGATTCGTTAGTCCTGGAGTAAATAACGGAACAAATAATTTAGATATAGTAAAAATCGGTGGGCCAAATTCTTTTACCAATCAGGACTACTTAAATATAAAAAGTATAGTTAATGATTTTACCGGAGGTTTGTCAAAAATAAAAAATTATTCATTTAATTTCGTCAAAAATAATAACTTTAGCGGAAATTCTTTTCAATTTTCATTTGTCACTACTACAGATCCAGATTTCACTCCAAAGGACAAAGACTTTATATATTTAAAAGTAGAAAAAAATTTAATTAAAAAACCAAATATGTTTAACGAATACCAAATACCTAACCATAAAGACATGCTGATACTAGATGGAAAGCAAAAAAATATATCAGAACAGAATATAACAATCAATGGAGTTATAAAAAGAGTAAATAGCGCATCTCCATATATTCTACCAAATTCAAGAATTAAAGAAGAATTAATAAAAATTGGATTAGATGGAATATCAAAAGACGCCTGTATCGAGCCCGTGACATTAAAATATAATTCAAATTATCAAATTTCAGCAAGTATAAAAGTTTTAACGCTAGAATTGCCTAATGGATTACTTGGGTCAAATTCAAATATACAAATAATATGAATAAAATACTATATAATAATTTAGAAATTCCTTCTCCAACCCCATATGTAACATTTGAAAGAGAGCACAAATATTTAGGGAAAAAAATTGGAAACGAAAATAAAATTATACTAAAAGGACAATTAACCGGAAACTTTGACCAATTAATTTCTGGACAAAAAAACTTAATAAATATTTTTTCTAAAAATTTTGGTATATTTAAAATATTAGAAAATAATAGCATAATTTTCGAACAATCGGGAATTGTGATAGACGACATGTCTTTTGAAGATTCTAAATATAATGGAATTATAGACTATAATATTAATTTAGTTTCTAAGAGCATGAATTATAACGTACTTGAACCGGAAAATTCTTTTGAGTTTTCTGAAGAAGATAACAATATACTTTCTCTGACTCATGCAATTTCTGCAAAAGGATTAAATACAAATAATTCAACGTCTAACGCTTTAGATAATGCAATTGGTTTTGTAAAAAATTTGTCTGGATTAAAAAATTTGCCTCAAACAAAATTTTTAAATCAAAAAAATAATAATTTTTATTTAAAAAATCAATCTGAAAAAATAGATAGATTAAATAATAAATATTCAATCGAAGAAACTTATGTGAATGATTTAAGTTATTCGCAAGCAAATAATAGTATACGAAGATGTACGATTGAGATTGAATCAGGAACCAATAATGAATTCGTCTCTTTGAGATTAAATGGAGAAATAAATGGCAGTGCAACTGGAGACATGAATTTAATCCGTTATGATTTAAATCCAATTTTTTTAATAAATGATTATATTAATCAATACAATATAAACCAAACTCCATTATCATACAATATAGATGAAAACCCTAGCGAAAAAACCATAAAGTTTTCTTACGAATTTGACAATTGCCCTTATCCAAATCCATACGTAACATCTTCTATATCTTGCCAAGAAGATGTAATAGAACAAATTGTAAGAATAAATTTAAATATGAGAGTAAAAGTTAGAGGAAATTTAAATACAAGAAAAAATTTATTGAATTCATTTTCTGTGGGCTCTTATGCTTCTGAAGCTTTTGCGACTTATCGCAATATGTTAGATAGAAATGAAATTGCTGGAAATGGCGGTTTTAGAGTTGCTAGATCTCAATCAAAAACGGATTTAAATAATTCTGAAATGATAATAGATATAGAGTATGATAATAAAAATATTTTTGGCGGGGGAATGTTTTATGATTCTACTCTTGAAATTACGCAAGTTTTACCTCAAGCGATAGTTATTCCTGAAGCAGCGTGCAATGTTTATGGAAAATATGCATTTGTTGATTTAGGGACAGTTTCTAGCCAACGATCTCAAGTTTCTTTTAATGGAGAACTATTAGGAACTGTTTCTGAAGAAGAAGTCGCTGGCTTTCTGAGTGAATCATTATCTGTTTTTTGCTACCCATCTAGTCGCGCTACAAAAAATATATCTATGTCTCAAGGAATAGATGGCGGCACCAGAAAAAGCGTTAGTTATTCTTGCAATTCTATAAATCCATCAGCTTCTAGTTATTTGCCTGTAATTAATTTTTAATATGAATAATATATGCGATAGAATAGATTATTTTAAAAATTCATTAATTTCTAATCAATTAGATTCTGGGTATCTTTGTGGGTGCTATAATCTGAATAACCCAATAAGTGGAATTATAGCTCAAAATTATCTTTATGATTTACAGAATCAATATTATATATCTGGCAATTCTTTTTATCTTAACGAAGACTTAAATGTAGGTGTATTATCTTATTCTGGCCAAGAAAAATTTGATGAAACCAGAAGTTTTAAAATTTTAAATAATTTAACTGGAGAAAAATTTTCATTATTTTTAGATTTTGACTTAATCGATGATAATAGAAATTTGCCAAGAGAATTTTTCGTTTTGAAATCAAATAATTCCTTTTCTAATAATAATTTTACATTAAGTTTTGAAATAAATAAATATAACGATCTATTTTTAAAATATAACTCATCTATCGATGGAATTTCATACAGCGCCATAAATAAAAGCAATTTCTCTTTAGATTCAAGTAATCTTTTAGGAATTAATGTTTCTAATTCAAAAGTTTTCTTAAGTAAATTTAATTTTTACGCTGATGAAATTTTAATTGAAAATTATGATTTAAATCTAAGCGGAAAAAAAGATATATCTTTCGGAAAATTTAGTGGAGTAGGATTTAGTGGAAATTTAAATAATATTTTACTGTATAAAGATTTATTTGATTTAAATTATAATCGAGAAATATTCAAAACTTTTTTAAAAACTGGTGAAAGAGAAGAGCTGAAAAATATAATTTCGAATGTTACAACCGGAAAAATAAGTGGATATTTAAATCCAACTGGAATTTTGGGCACAGGAATAACCGGTTATTCCATATATTACAATAATTCAATTATTAATAATAATTTAAATTTAAATCTTAAAAGTTTTTCTTCTTCCGGAATAACAGGTTTTTTAACGGGAGAAAAAATAGAATATAGCGGAGACACGTCTAATTTATCTACTACTCAAAAATATATATATAATATATATGACCTGGATGAATCGAAAAAATACATAAAAAATAATATTTTGTTCACTAATCCTGAAATAGATGATTTAGATTTTGTAGAAGTTCAAATTTATCCAAGTTTTTCTAATCTAGAAAAAGCAATTTTAATTGGTACTGGTCTATTTTCGCTAAATAAAACATCAGACAGGAATAGCATATATGTAAATGGAATGTATTCAAATTATAATTTATCTAACAATTTAGGATATTTAAGCGGAATAGAATCGCTTGATGCCTCTGATTCTTTGTATAATTTAAAAATATTTAATAATTTCAAAAAATTAAATAATTATCATATAATATATAATACCCAAAATTATCAAAATATCGGGAATTGGACGCTTTTGCCTACTGATATAAACCTAACTGGCAGATATAATATATATTTAAATGGTATAAAATTAACCTCGGATTTGGATTATAAAATACAATATTCAAATTTTAATAACAAAAATCAACTTTATATTGATGTAAATCAAGACTTTGGAGACATTAACATAGCGGAAGATAACTTCTTACATGTTGTAACGGGTTTATTTGTAAATATAAAAAATAATATCAATAATATTACAGGAAGAAAAATCATTTTTATAAATGGAATTCTTCAAAATTTAAATGAAGATTATATGGAATATTCACATAAAAATGTAGGAGAAATATTTTATACTCAACCTAATACAGATATAATTAAAATATTTGAAAATGAATATTCTAGATTTAATAAATAAAATATTTAATGTGTAATACCCTATAAGGAGCAAGGAGTTATGGCTTTAATAAAAATACCAAATGTTTCGGTCCCAGGAGGAGGAGACGTCTACAGTCTCTCTATAAATCAAGGCTATACTGAATCTCCAAGTACAATTGATTTATCTATTTTAAATGGTGAAGGAGCTGCTATAGGATTAAGTTCTATGCAAACTATTCAAGTCGGAGATTTATTGTTCAATGGTTATTGCTTTTCTAAAGAAACAGAGCAAAAAGTAGGAGAAAAAGTAGTTCATTTAAAATTTTGTGATGGGTCGGTTTTATTAGATCAAATACAAGTCGGTCTAGTACAGCGCCATTATGGAGTAGGCAATCAAAAAGAAATATCTGTAACCGGAAAATTCAGATGCCCAAATTGCGAAGGAAGTCTTGATACAGTATACAGTAGTATAAAGAAAAAAGTAAGAGTTGGAAATATAAAAGTAGACAGCGTCTATATTATGGGTAATGAAGAACCTCAACATTCTCAGTGCGATTTCCCAGACGTAAATTATACATTTAGCGATTTAATTACTCTGATGCGATCAGATATGAGCATTACTTTCTTAGGTGGAGCCCAAGAGAATGGTCAATACAGAAATAAATTTGTTGGATCATTAAGAGAAGTTCTTTCTAATTGGTGCGCGGAATTTGGATATAGTTTTTATTGGGATTTTGTAAAAAATACATTAATAATATATAATTTATCAAATGGAATAAATATAGGCACAGTTTATGAGACTATAAAAAATTTACCAGAAATTTATGTAAAATCTTACAAAGAAAAAAGAGATCTTTCTTCTACTATTTCCCATGGTGTAGCAGTAATGAAACAAATGCCAGATGAGACTTATCAATCTCAACCAGTAAGAAATTTTATTGGAATTTATTATTCTCATTTTCCTGTAAGCTGTGGAGGGGATATAAACGCTGGGGCAATTTCAAAAACATTTGGAACATCAGCTAGGAAGGTATATTTAATACAAAACGGACTTTGGGGAAGAGCGGGATTTTTTAATTTACGTTCAGTTGTTTATAGTACTAAACCTTCAGATCCTGGCCCTTGCAACGAAAAATATGGAATTCCTACCGTTTGTGATGCGTTAAAAGGAAATTACTATTTTTACGTAGGAGATTATAGCGAAAATGCGGCCTCGCAGTATGAAGAATTAGATGTATGCGAAGCAGAAAATTATGGCAAATATTTTAAAGGTCCATTTGTTCAAGCAGGAAGATGGGTTTTTAGAGGAAATTTGAATAATGCAATAAATGGAGAGGCATCAGTAGGGGCCTGCAAGGATGGTAAAAAAGAAAGTGTAGAAAATAAAGTAGAGCCATCTCCCAGTTTCCTAACTACTCCAAAAGGAGTAATTAAAGGAATTAGTATATCTCAAGAATGGCAATCATTTAATTTTCAAGCTGCAGATATATTTGCTTATAAAATAGAAGGGCAGTCAATTGCTACTTTTGGAGAGAACGATAGTGGTCTTACTTTGTTTGGTATTCCAAAAGACTATTTTAAGTCATCCAATACTTTTCGCGTTGGACTTGAACCAGGAACAACGAACAATCATTTAGGAGAAATAATCCAAGATGTTTCAGTCACTGAAAACCCAACTGAAGATACTTGCGGAGATTGCCAAAACTCTTCTAAGAATGCTGAAAGTAAAACTTGTGGAGATTTAAAATGCGACCCTGGTCTATGGGTAAGAAAGATAGGTTGGTTTGATGGATTCCCTCGATATATATATGTAAAAGTCGGAAACGGGGGAGCAAGAGGGCCTACTATTGGTAATTATGTAGGGTTTATTGAGCAATCAGCATCTCATACTACTAGTGCAGATAAAACAGAGAAGTATAATTTATATCCACCTCCAAATTCTCGGAATGTCATGAATACAGATTTAACTTTGGTCGATGCTAATAATGATAATTCAATGGATTTACCTTATGTCCCTCCGGCTTATTCTGACGTTAATGGAAGACAAGAAAACGTAATAGAATTTGTAGGAACTTTGCCTGTTAGTTTACAAGCAGAATTGAATCCAACAAATGGAGTAGAAAGTTATCAAATAAATTATAGCTCAGAAGGCATGAGAACTATCATAACATTTGGAACAAAAGGCAGGAAATTTCCTAAGGCGGCTGGAGTTTTATCTGAAACCATTTCTTCTAGAGGAAATTATACGATTCCTAAATTAGCCATATCCCAATTATGACAACAACTGGTTTAAATTATTTAAATTTTCCAACTGGGAAAAACATAACATATTTTTTTGAACCTTTTTCCGAAATAGATAAAAATTATATCTTGAGTATTGAAGGGGATAAAAAATTTGAATTAAAATTTTCTGGAAATTATATCTATGATTATGATAATAACTTAATTGATTATTTTCGTGCAAGTAAAAAAATACAATTTAGCGGAAATTTTTATGATGGTCAATATTATGATTTATTTTATAACGGAAATCCATTAGCTTTAAAAAAACAAGCAAGTTATAATTATATTGAGAAGATAAGCGTCAATTCATTTTTGAATCAATTAGATTATTCATTAGTTTTAAAAATAAAAAAACCAAATATCCAAATATCTTTACCACAGAAATATTTAAATAATTCAATAATAACAGGAAATATTTTTGTTGATAATAATAGTTTTAAAATTTATTCAGGCAGTATATCTGATATAACGCCTAATACATATCCTCAAGAATTTGAATTATTTAATTTAAATCAATCTAATAATTATATTTATATAAATACTACTGGAGTAACTCAACGAGATGAATTTAAAACATATAATTTAAATTTAAGTTTAGATACAAATATTGGCGAATTAACACAGCAAATAACGTTAACTGGGGAAAATTCTCCATTAAGTCAAGATATATACATAAGTAAATTATCAGAAATACAAGCGATTGATCAATTGTCTTCTGGAGAAGTAATTTATATAATATATAGTAATTTTTTATCAGGCAGTAGCCTTACCGAAAAAAATATAAATATATCTTTTTCTTATTACTCTGGATTTACAGGAAATAAGATAACGAATATAATCGGTACCGGCGACCATTATATAACATATACTGGAAATATATCTGGAACAGGACTTTTGTATACAAATCCAAATACTCTATATTCTGCTACTGGTTATGATCAAATTAATTTAACTAATTTAACAGGAAATATTAGTTATAATGATACGGATTATTACGAACATACGGGAGGGTTCCAAAATTCATTTAATATATTAGGCACTGGTCTTGTTAATAAAACTCTAAAATTAGAAAAAAATATATTTGCTACTGGCAGTACCATAGAATCTGCAATTGGATCTGGAATTTTAAATGGTTCGGGTTTTTTAAGTGGCATTAAAAATAATTTAACTTCAATTGGAAAGTCTGATCATTTGGTGTCTAAATCTATGTTTTTCCCAATTTTAAAAACTCCTGCAATATCAATCGTAGATGTTTCAGGAAAAGTTGGTACAGGGTATATCGAAGAATATAATTATTTTACAGGAATAAATGACAATTCGATTGTAGGAAGTTATAGTAGCACGGGTTTTTTAACTGGGAAAAATGAAACATTTTATATTTATAGTGGGAATAATATATCTGGAAATTTTACAGGAAATTTAAGCGGAAGTGGATATTTGACGGTTGTTCCTAACTTTAATTCTCCATTTCAAAACTTTACTGGGTATTTATCTGGAGACCTAAGCAATCGATCAATAAGCATTTCTTTGCCATTTTCAGGAGGTTATGTATACGATTATTTTACCGGATATAATGATAAAGAAATAACTTTAAATATAATTGGCAGCGCACTAGGATATGATTCTTTAAATTCTGGGGCGCCAGTGGTGGCAACTGTAACTGGCTATAAAACTTTTAAAACCGGAATAAATTTTGAATCTATTCATTCTGGCTCTAGATATTTAGTAATTAATGATAATTTTATAAATCAAGACTCCGTAAGCCTTGCGAAATATGAGTTAAATAATTTTTCGGATGCAGGACTTTCAAGTTCGCGTTATATTTCTAATATATTTTCGAATAAATTAAAAACTGTTTTAATGAATACTAGTTTTTATGCTTATCAAAATGGATTACAAAATTTTGTAGATATATATACGGGATTTAATAATAATTGGACAAAGATATGGAGCATTAATACTGGTTGGGCTGGGCCAGTTTACTTTATATCTCCACAATTGGATCCGAAAGTTTTTGGCGCAAAAATTACTTCTGATTATAGCGGTAATAATATTATCATTGGCTGCGATAGATGTGATGATCAATATCCTTCTTCTTTATATCAAGGACAAGTTTTTACTTATACTAGAAATAATAATCAAATTATTACTGGATCAAAAATAACTTTATCTAGTCCTTATAATTCTTATAAAAGCAAATCGAGATTTGGATATGATGTCGATATTAATAATTCTGGAAATTTAATGATAGTCGGTGCGCCTTATTATAGATATTGTATTGGATTAAATAATTCTTTAATTTTTGATTGCAACGAAACAAGTGTTCATCCTTATGATCTAGGAGCAGCTTTTTTGTATAGAAAAGAGGCAAACGGAACATGGTCTTTAGAAACTAGTTTGCATCCATCAGGTTTTAGTAATTTAAATTATTCTGCTAATTTTGGGACATCTGTGGCTATAAATAATTCTGGTAATCTGGTCGCAATAACTTCTTTAAACGAAAATGGTGACAATAGTGGATCTTTATATGTATATGAGAAAAATCAAAATACTTGGCAGTTATCGCATAAAATCTCTGGTATCCGTTGCGGTGGAAAAAAAGTAGAATTTAGCAAAGAATCTAATATTTTAGCGTTTCAAAGCGGAATTCCTAAAGAATGGAATCAAAAATGGGCTTATGTTAATGATGGAATATCTCCAATTGATTCCATAGCAATCATAGAAAATCAAAATGGAATTTGGAAAACTTTAAATACAATTTTTACTGGAGATAGTAGTTCTATAAATAATTTTACAATAACAAGTTCTCAAAAATTAGTGATTCTTCATTCTGGTCAAAGAAAAGACCCCACAAATTCTCCGATAACTAATTCCCTTAATCTTTCAGGTCCTTTCGGGCCAGGACTTTATAGAGCTGATGGATCTCTTGGGTTTTTTGTAGATTTTTATAGTATTCCCGGAAGGAGATATGAATTGCAGGGCAAAACAAATCTTTCTGACCCTTATGCTTTATGGCATAGTTCTGCGATTATAAATTCTGCTACTGGATTTTTTAGTTCTTTTTATATACCTGGAAATGCTACATCTCCTGCTCCATATTGGAAAGTATATAATTCATATGAGGAAACAAATCCAAAATTTTTAATTTACGATATTAGCGGAAATTATCAAGCAGAAATAACTGGAAATTTTAATACTATCGATGATAAAGACTCATTCTTTGTGTCAAATGATTTAACAAATTTAATATTATCTTCGTCTTCCAAATTGACTGGAATTAAAAATTTAAAAGCTAATTTTTCACATTTAAATTTAAAATCTACAAGTCTTGCTTACAGCAAAATTACTGATTGGACTCCAATTTCAAATTTTGCAAATTTGCCAAATACTTACACATTAATTGGTACTGGTAATATTTCAAAAAATATAACAAAAAATTTATCTAATTTATCAATTGGAAACAAAGAGTTATTAAAAGTATTTAGCGGGAATAATGTAAATCAAACAAAAATACAAGAAATAGAAAGCAAAATGTTTACGGGTATTTGGTCTGGGATAGGCAGCTCAAATAAAATTAATAAAAATCTTACTTATAATTTCATTGATAGTGGTAAAAAAAATATTAATAATGAAATACAATATTCTAATCCTTATATTTTTTATCCATTAAATACATTAGATATATCTGGATATTCATCAGAAATAAAAACTTATGGTCAATTTAGTGGTATTTTTTCTGGAGATGTTATGGGGACTGGTTATATGCAAAAACAAATTTCTGGAATGTCTACAGGATTTTTTGGAAGCGGAGAGTACGTAACTGGTTTAGATTTCACTAGTGGGTTATTTGCCGCTCAAATATCAGGAACAGCTTTGAATGGATATTATTATAATAATCTAAATTTGACTGGTTTTGATCAAAATTTTCAAACTTTAACTGGATTTAAAAATGAATTTATAGTGACTGGTTCAGTCACTAAAATAAAACAATTAAAAATTACTGGATTCCTACCAACGTTTTTGACTTATGTTAAAACATTTAAAAATAGTTTTACAGATATTTTTACAGGATATACTTACCATAATATGGAAAATTCTTTGTTTTATAATAATATAAATTATACCGGTAATTTATATAACCTAACTGGCGATTCTACGCTTTTTTTGAAAATAAAGAAACAAAAATTATATGATGATGATCAAATTTCTGGAGTATTTAATATTAAAATTTATAATCCTACTAATGAATTAAATTTTGTTACTGGAGCGATATATGAGTATGTATAAAAAATGAGCGCTATAATTAGATCTCAAGATATAGCTAAATGGGTTAAAAAAGCTCAAGAAGCAGAACTCGCACAAACTGCAAAGGCAGCTGATTGGAGCAGTTGGGCCTATTCTGCAACAGTAGCTACGTATGCAAATCAAAGTGGTACTTCTGATTATGCGTCATATGCAGATTTTGCTGAAAGTGCAAGAAAATTAGTTAATGCAAATAATACTGCTTATTTATATTTTGTTGGTAGTGATTTATATTTAAGTGCTGAAGGTATAAACATTGGCGGTGTAATTTATAGACCAACGAATATTACTATCACAGAAAGCGATGTTACTGTTCCTCCCAATTCAAATAAAGCAAATATAACTAATTTTAGCACAACATTAAATTTACTCGTAGGGAATAATAATAATGATTATGTTTTTGATTTAACATTACCCGAAGATTTTATAAATTTTGTAAAAGATGATATCAAGAAATATCCTGATACTGTTTTTTGGGATAAATTTATTCCTAATTTAAATATTTTTTGGGATAAAAAATATCTAGAAATAAAAAGCTTAATAGATAAATTCGGTGATCATGAAAATATTACTGTAGGTGGAGTTGATTTTTATGCTAAACCACTTTTTGGAAAATTATGGGCTTTATCAAATGATGATCTTAATTGGTCTCGTTTTTTTGAATCTATTAGCATAGATGGAATTAAAATAGGAGGAGAAATATATAAACCAACATCATTTGGGAAAACTGGGGTTAAAGTATTAGCTACTGGTTCATTTTCTAGTATCAAAGGAGATCGAGGTGATCCTGGTCCAGCTGGTGCTCCTGGAGTATTACAAGGTATTGGACCAAGTGGGCCTAGTGGACCAAGTGGACCAAGTGGACCAAGTGGACCTCCTGGACCAAGTGGGCCTAGTGGACCTAGTGGGCCAAGCGGTCCTACAGGACCTGGATATTATGTTTTAAGAATTGTAAATGGAGCTACTGGTCCTTCTGGAGAAAAAGGCCCAAGTGGAAAATCTGGCCCAAGTGGTCCAAGTGGAGTTAGCGGACCAAGCGGTCCAAGTGGAGCTAGTGGTCCAACAGGGCCTGGGTATTATGTTTTAAGAGTTTTACCTTGCACGCCTATTACTGGTCCTTCTGGAGTAAAAGGCCCAAGTGGAGAATCTGGGCCTAGTGGTCCAAGTGGAGTTAGCGGACCAAGCGGTCCAAGTGGAGCTAGTGGTCCAACAGGGCCTGGGTATTATGTTTTAAGAGTTTTACCTTGCACGTCTATATCTGGCCCGAGTGGATCTCCTGGCAGTACTGGACCTAGTGGAGATGTTGGTCCTACTGGACCAAATGGAGTAAGTGGTCCAAGTGGCCCCACTGGTCCAAGTGGTCCTAGTGGTCCTGTTGGTCCTACTGGTATGAGTGGGGCAGACGCAATTGGATACGTTTGTACAGCTGGAACTGCGGGAAGTCCTGGTCCAATCGGTCCAAGTGGTCCTAGAGGACCAACTGGAATTGCAGTAAGTGGTCCTCAAGGCGCGCAAGGTCCTCCTGGTTCTCCAGGAGTCCAAGGCCCAAGTGGAGCAATTGGTCCAAGTGGGCCCACTGGTCCAAATGGAGCTAGTGGTCCAACCGGCCCAAGTGGTCCTAGTGGTCCAAGCGGCCCAAGTGGTCCTCAAGGCGCTGCAGGGTGTGTTACTTGTTCTGGAGGAACAGTTACGATAAATGGAAAATCATGTATTTCTACATCTGTTTCTGCTTGTAATAGTAGTAACGGAGTAATTTCTGTCTATTCAATATTAACCTGTTCTTAATCAAAAATGATTAACAATAGAAATCAAGATTTATCATCAAATTGGGTCCAATACGCTTCAGGAGTAGATACAGCAACCGGTGCTTTGTATTCATTTAAGTCTGATGCTGCATATTCTGCCTTATCTGTCAACAAATCTCTCAAATCAAGAGCAAGCGATTTCGCTATAACCGGAATGATTGTAGGAACTGGAGTTTATTTAGAATCTGAGCACTTTTATTCTGTGCCGACTGGAAGAAGCAGTTATTTCAATCCAACCGGCTTCAACGAAAATTTAATAAAAACAGATTTTGACAGTTCGGCTGTATATTATGAATCTGGCAAATCAGAAAATCCAAAATGGAAACAAGTCGCAGGTCAATCAAAATATTTTGATGATGATTATCTTGTTTTTTCTCAAGTAAATAATTTTATTTTTAATGGAAACAAATACCCAGTATTAGTTGTAGAAGGCCAATCGCCAAATAATTCTACTCAAGAATCATACGATGATAAGGGGCAAAGAATTGTTCGTGGTGGAATTGACGTCAATTATCATTTAACTGAAACAAAGGATTCAATATTAAGTTATTATAATTATCAACTTAAAAAAGTTGGTTATGATCCAGTACCTCCAATAGATCCAAAAAAAATAATTTGGAATCCATCTAGCAATTCTTTGAGTGATTTTGAAAAAATCTTGGGAGGTTTTAAAGATTTAGAGAAAGAATCAATACCTGTATTTGGCATGTCAAACGGTCCATTTGATATAAGCTCTGATTTATTAAAATTTGAAAAAAAATACTTAAAGCAATTAGATCCATTATTTGATATAATTTACAAATCATGTTTGTCATGGTTACAAATAAAAATAAATGAAATATTAAAACAGTATGATTCTGAATTTGACTATTTAATCTCTACTAAAGGAGCTTTTATCTTCGCTTCTTATGAAGAAATTTTTGGAACATGGATTTTACTAGGAGATGATTATATGCCTAAAGATTTAGCGCATGTTGATGTAAGCTCCGGAATTGCTACTGATGAATGGAACACTGATCCAGCTGGAAATAGAACTGAAAGAAAAATTTTATATACTAGAAGACAAAATTTACTAGATAAAAATGCAATTGCATTTGAATTTTCTGAAGCTGATTTTGATTTTTTAAGAATTTCAGATTCTTTATTTTGGCCAGTAGAAGGTCCATCTGATGATACAATTTGCAGATATAAAAATTCAATAAGCACAATTCAAATTGATTGTGATCCATTTTCTATTGCTGGAAAAATTAATTCAAAGATTGATTCTGCTGCATGGTTTATACCACCAGCACTAAATTTATTATTTGATTTTACATCCCCAGATAAACCTGGAAAAATTTTAGGAGATAAAAGTTTAAACACTTTTGATGCCGTAAAAGAAATGCTGGGTGATCAAGGAGAACCTGGACCGACAGGCGGTCAATATGCTTCTTTAAATTATTGGTCGGGATCAAAAGGTCCATCTGGACGACCAGGAGGAATGAGCGGTCCTAGTGGCGAATCAGGAAATTACGGGTGGGTATGGGCTATTGAATATATACTTGGTTTCCCAGTATCCAATAAAACCGCTCCAGGTGGACCCACTGGACCTAGTGGTCCTGCTCCTTTATACTTTGATAATAGTCCTGTTGATGCATACTGGACTACTGTAAACGAAAACTCAATAAGTTTAGATGA